CCTATAGGAATTACTTAAAAAACATACCATCCGAGGAGACATCATGTCTAAGCATATTTCTGTAATCTTCTTCCTACTGTTTGCAGCAAGCACAGCTCTGGCCGGTTTTGATGGCGCTAATGCTCCAGGAGGTCAGCAAGTTGGTGGAGCTCCTAATTCGTCCCAAACTGGTGGAGTAGGCTATAAGAGCGGAAAGCCCTCTTCTGCTAAATCCTCTTCAGGCAGTAAGACACCAGAGGGTGGCGCTAAGAGTCAGAAAGGCAAGAAGTAATGATTAGAGCACTCTTACTCCTTCTTTTCTCTGGAGCCTCTTTTGCTGGTCCATACGCAGGAATCACTTATTCTCATGATAATGATATGGGATTTTGCTCTGATGTAGAGTATTGTGATTCAGTCAGACTGTTCGCTGGATATGACCTCAATATCACAGAAAACACTTATTTAGATGCATATGTATCATATAGAGATCAGCTAAATGGATCTCCAGAAAGGAAGCCTAAGAGTGCCTCTGTCACAATTATCCATAGATTTTGAACCATGAATGAATGTATGAAGATCCTTTTTCGAGAGGTAGAAAGAGCTGAAGATTACCTCTTCCACGCAAAAAGGACTGGAGATTTAGATCTTCAAATGCTATACTTCTCTGAGATCCAACTCCTTAAGAGGATCCTTAGAGAGCTCTCGGAAGAATACAATGGCTAGGAATTACCGACAAGAATACGACAGATACCAGGGGAAACCAGAACAAAAGAAGCGTCGAGCTAAGCGTAATGCTGCTCGTCGTAAGCTGATGAAAGCGGGTAGGGTAAGGCTAGGAGACGGTAAGGATGTCGATCATTCTAACGGCAATCCTAACGATAACTCAGCTAAGAACTTAAAAGTAAAATCTAAAAGTTCCAACAGATCATTCAAACGGAACAAGAAGGCAGGCAAGGCTTAATGGCTAAAAGTGACGAGAAACCCAAACTGACCCCAATGGAGGAGCTATTCGTAGAGCAATACTGCTCTGAGACGAATGGTAACGCTACTGAGGCTGCTAGACGTGCTGGGTACTCTCGTAGTGTCGTTGAGAAAGCATATGAGCTCCCTAGGAAGCATCACATAGCTCAAGCAATAGACAACTGGCGAGAAGCCAGGAAACGCTCTTTTTGGGTCACTGAGAGCCAGATACTGCAAAGGATGTGGGAAGAGGCTAACTTCTATGATCAGGGGGCTACTCATGCAGGTAGAATCTCTGCTCTGGTTAATCTCGGTAAACATCTCGGAATGTTTGGTGAGGGGGCTAAAAAGGATGGTGTGAAAGGTGCTGGAAACACCTATAATATCATTAACTATGCCAGTGCTGATCCAATGGGGCAAAAGGTGTCCCAAGCTGTAAAAGAAAAAGAAGCTGAAGTTCTCGAAGCCCTAGAGAGTCCTGAAGAGGACGAGGGAGCACTCGTCGAAATTAAAGATTATTCTAAGTCTGAAAGGTAATATAATGAACACACAAGAATTTGCAGCTGCTTTAGCACAAGCTGAAGCCAAAGAGCAGAAAGCCATTCGTACTCAGAAATTACTGGATCAGCGCATGGAAGATTTAGATGCACGTGAAAAGAAACTTGAGTTTCGTGAGCAGAATATTGAAATGCGTGAACTAGCTGTCACCAAACGTGAGCAGTTGTTACAGGAAAGCTAATGGCAACAGTCACATTCGACGGTGCAACTCGTGTAAACGATGCAGATGCAAACACCGACTGGGATAACTATGGATCTGGCGGTCCTAGTCCTGCGTCAGAGCCTCAGCTTAGGTACCAGTACTCGGGCACAGGCTCTGTTGGTGCTGTAAACAAAAAGGTAACATCGACAACCTCTAGAACTGGTGTTGAGTATAACCCCGGATCAGGGGCTGTTGATATGACCGCGGCAGCTAACCCTCTTTGGTTTGCTAAGGTATACGTAGCTGACTTCGGTGATTTGAATTCCACTTTTGGTGTCGGCCTCATTATCGGTTCCGCCAACAATGCTTACTATGAATATAATGTGGCTGGAACAGGAGCTAATAGATCTGTTTTTAATACCTATCCAGCCCAGGGTGGCTATCTGATTGTAGCTATTAATCCATCTATCTCTGCTTGGAGAGAGGGCACAGGTACTGGAACTCCTGCATTGTCAGCTATCGATTATTTTGCTGTAGGTGCTCAATTTGTTGTTGGTGGTGCTAAATCAGAGAACGTAGCAATGGACGCTATCGATATCGGACGAGGGCTCCTGTTAACTGGAACCAGTGGTTCATTTGCTGACTTCCTCTCAACAGACCAGGATACAATTGCAAATCGTTGGGGTGTTGTAACAGGAAACGCTCCCGTTATTAATGCTCGTGGTCTCCTGACTATTGGCAGTGCGACAGCAACTACTTTCTCAGATTCTACTTATACTGTACTGTTTGTTGATGGTTATCATGGACCTGGAGATGTAGGAACTAAGTTCGATCTTCAGAATGCCAGTACAGATATAACACTAGATTCTACCCTAATCGGCCTTGGCTCTAGTACTACCTCTGATACTCGCCCAGACCTTACGGTAACTGGAACCTCTGGCTCTATGAGTATTGGCGGTTCTATTACTAACCACAGAAATATAGTATTAACAAGCGTTGTAGACGTAGATGGAGCTACTTTAGGTGCTAGTGATATCACACAAAGTTCAGCACATATTCAAAATAGTACTATAATCACCGATAGTGCTTCTGGTGTCGCTGCTATTGATGATGCCACTTTTGGGCAGACGTCTGGGCTACACGATTGCTCTTTTGTCCAAGGTGGATCTGGTCATGCAATAGAGATTACTTCGCCAGGAACTTATAACTTCTATGGGTTTACCTTTAGTGGATATGGAGCAGACACAACTAATAGCGCTGTTATCTATAACAACTCCGGTGGTGCTGTTACTATTAATGTAAATAGTGGAGAGTCTCCTACCTTCCGAAACGGGACAGGGGCCTCTACTAGTATTGTTACTGGTCAGGTAACACTGACCCTAACTGGCCTGAAGGTTAATACCGAAGTCCGTATCTATTCAGCAGGAACGCAGACACCACTGGCCGGAGTAGAGGATTCTGGAACAACTTTCGCGTATACTTACTCATACGCTCCGTCTACTGAGGTAGACATTGTAATTCATAATATCAATTACCAGTACATTAAACTGACAAATGTATTGTTGGGGTCAGGTGATGCCAGCTTACCGATCCAACAGATTCCTGATCGCTGGTACGACAATCCGTAGGAGGATTAAACATGCCCCTTATTACTGACCCCGATAATCTCAATCAAGGTACTGAGATTACTATTGATACAACTAATCTTGAGATCACTCTCAATATCGCAGGTAACTTATCTGCTGATGGTGTGACAGGACAATGCCTGTACTCATTTCTGAAAGAAGAATGGAAGAATGACGCAACCAAGATTCCATTCCTGTTCCCAATGGAAGCGATCACGCCGGAATCGTTTGAATTCATTAACGACTGGCGTCCGGCTGATGATGCTACCCGTAAACTGCTTCGCCAGTGCGGTTGGGCAGAACGTGACGCAGGCACAATCGTACGTGAGTACATGGGCTTTATCTCACTGGGTAACATTGACGCTACCAGTAAAACAGTGGGTGACAAGGCTTACTATGCCTTCGCAGGTGATGCGGCTCGTACTGAGTTCACCTACGCAGGCCCAGTTGATGAGGCTGTACAGATTTTCGGTGGACCGTCTGACGGCGACTTTGATGTGCGTGACCAAACCACTGACCTGTTGACGGCCTTCATTCGTATTCAGGGTAAAACCTACGATCAGGTTACAGCAACAGACATCGGTGTAAGCACACTGACTTACATTGCTTATCGATTCCCGCTGTCGGAAGCAACAGACCTGAAATACTCAGATCAGTCTCCGTACACCGGAATGACGATTACTTATTATGCCACTCCTCAAGCGTCTGACACGTTCCTGACCAACGACTTGTCTGGTGGCCCTTATAACTTCCACGTAGTCATTGATCCAAATGGTGCGACAGCTTCCAAGACCTATGCGTTCTTGAAAGACCAGTTGCGTACTGATGCAGACATTGATGATGGCGCAGGTACAGTCAACGGCCTTCTGGCGGACGACTTGGCGGAATACGTTGGTGATACCTTCAAGACCAAAGAAATCTCTATTGGCGGTGTGGCGCTTGATGGTGACAACCTGAACAGTAACGACATCAACTCTGTGGTGTTTGTTGATGATACGGGTGCAGAGCGTTCATTCCCATTCGTTGCAGCAGGTTCTTTGGTGTTCTCACAAACGTTGCTTGACGATACTTCTGCTGAATACTGGATGTTCTTCACTAACGATGACGCAGGTGACAATTTGGGCAATGACTTCGGTACATCAGGTGCAATTATTGTTGATGATAACTCTGGTACTGATATCCAAGGTCTTGTCTCTGCTCATGTTGATGGTGAGATCAGTTGGGACTTTGACTATGATGGCAACACACAACGTGGTACGGGCTCAGACGGTACAGACGCACCAGTAACAGTCGTAGCGATTGGCCTTGGTGGAGCTCAATACGTTGTAACTACATCAACCATTACCCGAAACGTAGGCCAGAATATCTCGCTTGTTGCGGCTCTGGAACGTAACTACGTTAACGCATAATGGCAGTCTCTATCGACGGATCTAGCCTCTTAATCACTCTCGAATCGGGAGTGACGGAGGTTAATGTTGCTGACATCTACAGCGATTGGAAGCGGTGGGTGATACAAGGCGATAATGCTAAGTATCTCCCCGCTTTCAGAACTGTGGGTGGTGACCCGTTGACGTCAATTATTGATGCAGGTGCGTATTACTTCTTAAGAAACGATTTAGGCTGGAGAATTAAGCCGCCCGAAGAAGATATCACGATTTACACAGCAGGAAACCTTGCAGCTCAAGATACGGGTCTTCCTGTATTCGTACCTACCACCGGTGAGTACACCGCGGCTATATTGGGCTTACAACCTGTGACACAGGGCGTTACACCAGTAATGGCGAGTCAGTTAGCTTTCGGTTCGTTTGCAGGTGGCGTTTGGGTTGACCAATCAAGCTCTTTGTCCGGCACGGGTCTGACAGAAACTGGTGAGCCTATTGGAAACGCAGCTAATCCAGTGAACAATTTCTCAGATGCCAGAGCAATCTCTGTAGCTAATGGATTGCCTGAGACTTTCTTTATCAAAGGTAATGCTACATTAGATTCTGGTGATGATGTGTCTGGCTTTAAGTTAATCGGCTCCAATGCGATCAGAACGGTACTGACTGTGAACGACGCGGCAGAGACCAACAACTGCACTATTGAAGACTGTTATCTGGTTGGTAATTTGGACGGTAACACGTTGGTAGAGCGATGTGTGGTTGATAACGTCAATTACATCAACGGCTTTGTCCATAATAGTATGCTTGCCAATGGTACGATCTATTTGGGCGGTTCTCAAGTTGCTAACTTCTTAGGATGTTACTCCGGGGTTCCCGGTACAAGTACACCAACACTTGATTGTAATGGGCTTAGTAATGATCAATCGACACCGCTGGCTGTACGTGACTATAATGGTGGTATTAAGCTTGTTGGCTTGGACGGTGGTGCAAGTGTATCAATCGATCTAGTTGCTGGTCAGGTGGTTATTGATTTGACTACATGCAACAATGGCGATGTTGTTGTACGTGGTAATGGCAAAGTAATCGATACTAGTGGTAATACTCTGATGTCAGGTACATATAATACCAATCTGGTAATACGCAATGAATCTAATTTTGGTAAACAGATCCAGGAGCTCTGGCAGCTACAGGGTCTGGATCCCAATAGTCCAATAACTGTTACACCGACCTCTAGAACGGCTGGAGATATTGATCAGACGATAACTGGAGATGGAGTAACTACTACAACTGTAACAAGAGACCCATAAATGGCTGTCAACCCTCTTCATACAGCCACTGAGGGTCTATTAGGTGGAGGAAGCCCCTTAACTATTGCAGCTAGGGGGCTCTTATCCAATTTGGCTGGGGACAATGCAATAGTCCCTGTAGTCAATATTGCACTGACGCCTTGGGTCCTCCAGGCAGATGTGCCTCTATTACCAAATGATGTTGATCTGACAGCTTCGAGCATACCGATCACATCAAACATCCCTCTCGGGATGACTGGTGAGTTAGTTACCCTAGGGGTTGTAGAGATCCCAGTAACAACTCATCCAGGAACATGGGAGCTTCCTCCGAGTATCTCGGAAATTCCAAGCCTTAATGTTCCTATAGACACTCAAACGCCTCTAGGTCTAGAAGGCGAGATGTCTGTTATAGCGGTCCCTAATATCCCTATTAGTGTCAGTATACCTTTTGCATATACGGCACCGTCAGGGTTCCAACCTTGGAAAGAGACCATTAGGTACACCCTGTACTTACAAAGGAAGACCTGCTATACTCTTAAACGCTAGCAAACTTTAGATCTAAAGAATAGGAGAATTTGAATGGCTACCACTACTGGTACTAATAACCTCTATGATCTCGTAAAAGAGAAATTGATGGATGGCACTATTGATCTGGATAATGACACCTTCCAGGTTCTGTTGACCACCTCTGCATATACCCCCAATCAAGCCACCCATGACTTCGTTGATGATATCACTAATGAGGTTACTGGTAACGGTTATGCTCGTCAGACCCTGACCTCTGTTCAGTGGGTAACGTCTGGTGGTGCTAATGGTCAGATGAAGTTCGATGCTGCTAACCCGGTATGGACTGCATCTGGCGGCTCTATTGTTGCTCGTTACTGGGTTCTGTTCAAGAATACCGGTTCTGATGCCACTTCTCCTTTGATGGCTTACGGCCTCTTGGATGACACCCCGGCTGATGTGACGACTACTGATGGTAATACCCTTACCCTCAATGTGAATGCTAATGGCTTCTTCACCGTAGGTTAATGCTTAACACGGCCCCTCTTATTGCTTCAGGCTGGTGGATACCAGCTAGCTCAACTACGAGCACGCATCGTCCGTTGACGGTGGGCAATACTGAGGGGTTTTTTCTTTATCCGCTCTATATGGATCAATAGATGACATTTGAAGAGTATCTTGCAACACTGTCTCCAAGCCCCACTGCTACTTGGCTGTTAGATGAAACGACTGGGCCGTCGGCAGATGATGCTGTCGGTACAATCGATGGCACATATACCAATGGTGTGTCGCTTAATAATGCCGATAATCCTCCGGGGATGGCAGGGGTATCTGCGGACTTTACTGCAGCCTCTTCCCACTATGTTGCTATTCCTGGCACTTCAACTGTTGTTAATCAATCTACTTTCTCTATTATTATTTGGTTTAAGCCGGATTCGTCATCAGGCGATCTCATAACAAAAGGAGATACAGATCAGTATTCTTGGCGAGTAGGTTGGGACGGATCTGTTACCCAATGGACTTCTCTGGGTGCAACCTACCGATCTTTTAGTCCTACATCCGCCAGCAAGCCGGTTACTGTAGGCGAGTGGAACATGCTCGTGGTAGAGTTCTCTACTGCTGAGACTAAAGTGTATGTTAATGGAGAGCTTGGAGGATCCTCTACAGACACTAGCGGTACTTGGGCAACTAATACTACTTCTGATATCCAAATCAGCGGAAGAGCTGATGGGGGCGGAGGCGGCTATTTTGATGGCAAGGTTGCCCGAGTAGATTATATTCCAGGAACCTACACCGCTAGTGAGATTAAAGACCTCTATCAAGCTGGAGCGGATGATGGGTCATATTTCTGGTATGCCGAAGATGCAACGAGGCCAGTAGGTTACTGGCGTTTTGGTGAGCCCACTGGTGATGAATTAATCACTAACGGTACTTTTGACTCTGATATATCTAGCTGGGGGACGATAGGGGGTATTGTCCAGTGGTCTTCGTCGGACGGCGGGACATTACGAATAAACCGTAACGGTGCCGGATACAACGAACATGGGGCAAAGCAGGGAATTTCTACAGTTGTCGGAGAACGATACCGTGTATCGGTAGATGTAGTCGCGGCGACATTTTACTCCCAAGTTCGTGTCTTGGCGGGAGACCCTGGTACAAATTGGTCTGGGGTCACAAACCTAACATCGGCAGCCTTTACTACTAATGGTCAGACAGGCACACTGACCGCTACTTTCACGGCTACGGGTACCACAACGTGGATAATCATGATTGTGGCTAACTCCCTGTTCGCAGAGTCCAGATTTGATAATGTTACTGTTACCCATCTCGCCTCGGATGAGGTAGGTACTTCTCATTTAGACTACAAAGGTAATCCTACCCTTAATGAACCAAGTTTGGTCGCTACGGAAAGTGACACTGCTGTAACTTTTAACGGTACTACCCAATACGTAGACGCTGCTCACAAGTTAGGGGCCCTCATTGATGGAGCCTCCGCTGCAACTGTCTGTTTCTGGGCTAACTTCAATACTCTAGATAGCAGGTTTCAGCAAGTACTCAAAGTTGACGTAGGGAACAAGGATGGTATTGGTATTGTTCTTAGGGATCCGAATGAGGGTCTCTCATATATTGGCGGAAGATCACAGAATAGCGATGCTTACGATAGCCTAGAGTTTACCCCATCTATAACTGCTGGGAATACTTACTTCTTTGCCTGTGTATTTGACTACGCCAATGGTGAGGTCATTGTGTATATCGATGGGGCAGAAGCCGGTAGCGATGATACAATGACGTGGGGTAGTACCACATATGTCCATACAGATACAGGAACAATAGATACCATCGGAACTACCCTGAGTTTATCTGGTCGGGACATGGACGGAACACTGGATGAGTTCGCGATCTATGACTACGCGTTATCTTCTGCCGAGATTTCGGAGATGTATGCGCGGTCAGATGATGGGTCATATTTCTGGAAAGCCAAAAATGATCTAGACCCAGTAGCCTACTGGCGCTTGGGAGAGTCTACGGGGCCTACTGCCACTGACGAGTTAGGTAACTACGATCTGGCGTACCAGGATAGCCCGACACTTGGGCAAGACAGCCTACTGCCCAGCTCCGACGATACTTCGGTAGAGTTCAACGGGAGTAGCGAGTTCGCCATGCGTACGGGAACCGACTTCCGCCCATCCGACGCCCAAGGCAGTATTTCCGCGTGGTTCCGTTACGCTTCACTCGGTGGATCACTGGTCTGTCTAGGTGACAACATCGGGACGTTTTGGAAGCGCCTACAGATCGGTCTCGATAGGACTACCCAGATTCCGTACTTGATTGCGGATTGTGACACTGCCGGGTTCACGAACCGCATAGATGGGCCTTCTGCCCCGTCCGCCAATGAGACACATCACATGGTGGTCACCAGTAATGGTAGTGACTACCGCATGTACCTGGACGGGCAGGAGCTAACAACCAGTGTCAGCGAAGGGGCGGATGACGGTAAGTGGTTGAGTTCAATCACTGGTACCAAAGATAGGGTGACATTAGGGGCCGTGTGGGTAAGCTCCAGCGCCGCTGGTCACCTTGACGGTAATCTGGACGAAGTTTCGATATACGACTATGCACTGTCCCCCACTGATGTCGCTGACCTGTGGGCTCGCGGGGGGATCTCTGAAGAGTCTAATATTCCGGTACAGGCGATAGGTGTCACACCTCAAACCCCTCAAGCGGATACTTCTGAATCAGATACAGAGACTGCCAACCTCCCCACACAAAGTATAAGTATCACTACTCAGCCACCAGAAGCTGTAGTTACTAACGATGCTGATATACCTGCAGAATCCATTAGTATCTCTGCACAAAATCCAGAGATCTCAGTATCAGTCGTAAAGCCGACTCCCCCGGTAATCCTAAGCGATGACGCTAGGAATGATAATGCTCTTTGGGTTGCACCTTTTGCTGAAGCTAACGTATATGAATCTATTGGCACCTATGAGAATACTTTCTCAGAGTTTAATACGCCGTCTTCTTTTACCCATCCAGAGGGGAATGCTTGGCATAACGGGTCTTTAGCGGATAACGGATGGTTTGATGTAGCTGACTACACTAACCTCTCCACGGTTATCCGGTTTATCCCTAAGGCTAACAATATCAACGGTTTCCTTATGGGGGCCCGAGCTTCTGGAAATAACCGTTGGTATGCATTTCAGACTGGAACTAATAATCTAGTCTTCTCAGCAGGCGGATCTAATGCTTGGGGGACAGCGTCAGCGCCAGTTCTTGTTAATCAAGTCAACACTCTTGTATATGTTAAGAGCGGAACTACAGTTACTGCCTATCTTAACGGAGCTCAAGTAGCAACAACGTCCGGTATCAGCTTCTCCACTGGTTCTGGAGATATCCTTGGGATTATGTGTGACTTCCAGGGGAACGGATCACAAGAGTATAATGGATACATGCTATTTATGGGTATGTATGCCGAGGCCTTTGATCTCACAGATGCCCAAAGCTGGCACGACAATCCATACTCAACTTTACAGGAATCCTTCAATAATGCGTCAGATGCTCCGGCATCTTCTGTCGCACTAACAGCTGTAGCCGGGACTTTTGAAACTAGCGATAACAATCAGGTCACTGGTGATGTAGCTAATATCCCAATGATCACCTCTCTGATGACGGCTACTGCTAGTGAGCCTCCAGAGAAGTCCGTCTACTCTAAATTGTGGACTAAGATCTTTACGCATAGAAACTATAACCTTCTGGAGCTTGAAGAGCAAGTCCAGTCCTCTGATCTTACATTCAACACATCAAACTGCTGTGATTGCGTAGCCAAAGCTCCTAGCATAATCCATCAAGACTCAGATGAGTCAGTAGTGTTTACCGGCGATGAGTATTTTATAGACTCTCAGGCAATGTTCATTAACACGCAGACGGAACTGTCTGTTAGCCTGTGGTTCCAGCCAGATACTAATGGGGGTACTACTGGAAGCTTTGACACTGATGGAGAAGGCTTGGTCTGTTGTAATAACAGCTCTGATGTATTTGCTAATTTTGGTATTGTCTGGTTTAATAGCCGCATCCATGTGAGGGTCGCTAACCAAGACTATACTTCGGCTAATACATATACGGTCGGAGAGCCACACCTAGTTAATGTGATTTGGGATGATACTAATGGAACCTTCTACTTGAATGTAGACGGAGTCCAGGACACTCTGACCACTAGTGTTTTCTATTCATCTTTCTCTGATAATAGCTCTGTTGTTATTGGGCGTAGGACTCCGACTGCTAATGGATTCCGCGGTAAAATACAGCATATCGGCGTGGCCACTGATTTCACCGAAAGAAACAGTGACGGGTACCATTATCCGCGGCACAATGCATGGCTCTGGGCTAATGGAGCAGATATTGCTACTCCTCTGAATTACCACCTAAAGAGCTACTGGAACAGTAACGATACAGACTATCTGAATCCGTTCGTCTATTTCCCAATGAACGATTCTTCTGGTACTCCAGCAGATGCGACTGGAAACCATAGTGACTGGTGGACTGTTAATACTGGTTCTTTGACCTGGAATGAGTCTGTAGACATTGAAGGATACTCAGATACCTGTATGTCTATGCCAAATACCAGCGAGACTAAGATTACGATGTCTCCAAAGATGTTCATCAACTCTAATGTGGGTGATGACTATTTTGGGGATAATTTGTATTCCTCTTTCTCTTTCTGGTTTAGGATCAATGAAGTTGGAAGAGAGGGTACCGTTGAGATCGAATTCCCTCTAATTGAGTTTTCTCGTTATGGAGAGAATAACAATTTCAATATCCAGTTTAGGTTGAATTATGCTAATGATCTGAAATTATTCGCAGAGAACGAATACTATGGGTCTGAACCTCTAGATATCGGGGTTTGGAATCATTTGGAATTCCGTACTTGGGATCAACAAATCACCCTTACTGGACTAATGTGGTACCTCAATGGTGAGCTGGCGTTTAATAATTCATTCAGCAATGGGTTCAACTATGGTGGAGAGATTCTTGATATAATCATCAAGAACAGTAACTTCAATTCTAGTGGAGAGAAGGTTTCGTGTAGCGTAGACTTTATGAACTTTGCTATGGGTTACAGGACCTCCAAGTTCCTTAATGATGAGAGCTCCTACCTTCAACGTTTTAGGGAGCTATATCAGTTAGAGGGCATCAACTATGATTATATTAACAATCTAGATAATACCTTTAACGAAGTAATCTTCGATTGCCAGACAGCTAATGGAACGTTTGTGCCTTATGGCGATTACCTAACGTTTTTCAATGATTATGGCAGCATGTCTGTAACGCCTAATAATAGTCCCACGTATAGACAGACTAATGGTCCCATTCCAGGGATGCCTTATACAATCGGCCTGGATACATCTGCTGGTGAAGGCTTAACTATCGAGAATAACTCAGATACTGTTCCATATCGTCTTAACCTATGGTTTAAAGTGGACTCTTGGGTAGGAACAGATGATTCGCCTATTGTCTCTATTATTGATACTGTAAACAGCGGTAGGAATGTTTATGTTGAAAGAGATTCCAGCCAGACTAATCAGATTCGCCTAAGAACCGAACAGGACTCTCAGACTGGGACGTCATTTGACATTACTCTTGGTCAGTGGAACTTATTGACTGTAGGTCATGATGGAACTGCAGACCCGACGCTCTATTTCAATGGGGTTGACCACTCCCTTACGCATACGTTCACTCAGACTTGCGGGAGAGAAAAGGTTGTTATCGGAAATGAGTCCTCCGATACTCACGGGTGGGATGGAGATGTAGCTCTTATAGTCTTGGCCCAGCCATCTCTTGCTGTTCACGATTCAGCCTATATTGAGGCATATGCAACTGACAAACTCCAGAGAGAGTGGGCTAAAACAGGAGTAGTCTACGCTGATCCGTTCACTTCGGACTTCACCTTTGAGTTCTATCCAATCATATCTTTTACTGGATATAATGGTAGTTGGAATGGAACCCCTCTCCTTAGGAATGAGGCAAGCCCTGTCTATCCGGCTGGGCCTAATATTGTACGTCTTGACTCCGATGGGGATAGCTACACTATCGATCCTATTGCAACTGGGGATGCATTTAACCATATTGAGTGCTATATTAAGATCAATTCATGGATCGATGCAGATGCCTACATCATGGGTATGGGAGAGAATGGCGCATCTGCTGATTGGGACATCGGGATCAAACGAGACGGCTCTACAGGGAATATCCAAGTTTTTTACCACAACATTGGTGGAACCCTCCTAGAAGGAACTTCTGTCGGTATTACGACTGGGGTCTGGCACCATGTAGCCCTTGTATATGCAGAAGACGCTTCTTTCAATCAGTACCTAGAGCTCTATATTGACGGAGTCCGAGTAGCCGTAGACACAAATCCCCTCAACCTCTACAGGACTGGTGGAGAGATCCAGGCTTTCTGGGGAAATGAGAGTGGTGCTATTAATATGAGCATGACTCTTGGAGCTGTTGGTCCTGAGATCCTCCCGCCATTATCCGGGAGAATTGAGGCGCATTATGATGCATCCCTGGATCCTAGCAATACAAGCTTAGAGGAACCTCTGCAAGTTAATCTGGAAGCAGCAGAGATCCCATTCTGTAAGCCAGTATCTAACTGGGTCAATCAGCCCCCAGAAGGTGTAATTCTTAGTTCTATTAATCTTCCGATATCCACTCAATCTGGAGACTGGGTAACTACAGAGAAGCACCAGATTAATATGCTAGCATCCACCATCCCAGTGGAACCTAGGAGCCCTACTTGGGTTGCATCTGAAGTTGAGCTCTTTGAAGTTCTTATGAGCACTGTGAATATCCCTGTGTCTGTCGCAGATCCCGGGACATTCTATACGGCTAATAGGTGGTCTTCGACCCCTGCTTCTACAATCCCAGTAGATACTCAGACTAATACTTGGACCTCCTTAGATTTTTCTCAGGTAGAGCTAAACTCTCTAAATGTGCCTTTGAATTCATTGGCTGTATCCTGGAGCACTCAGGAGAATAATCGTATTAACCTCCTGCTCAATACTGTTGAGGTAGATGAGAGGATCTTCCATAGAACGTTAGTAACTGAGCATACCTGGGCTGGTTTAGAGCCCGTCTCTTTGCCTATAGCTAGCAATGCACCTAGCGCAGTCGTGGAGGAGCATGTAGTAGTCTCTATGGATGCTGCAGGAATCCCTATTACGGAGCTATCGCAAACTTTTGATGCTACTGAAAAGCACCAGATCTTATTGAATTCTCAAGTAATTCCGATGGTGGCGGCTAAGCAAAAGTGGAATGCATCTAGGAACACTGACGATGTTGAGGTATATTCGACCACTCTCCAACTCCAGAGGGCCGAGAGACGCACCTCTTACATTACTAAAAGCGCCAAGTATTCCTCAGGAATCCATCGAGTTATTCGATATTCTTCCGGAATTGAGCGATTTGAGAGAAAAACTATGCGTATTAGGCGCACATTCAGCCTAAAAGCTTGACTAATTAGTATTTTTAGTCTATATTCCAACAGATTAGAAACGAGGTTAATATGGCAACTTGCTCAACAACTTGTGATGCTGAGATCCATGTAGGTGATATTGGCACAGCTTTCGAGGTGACCCTGGAAGACTGTGATGGTATCGTAGACCTGACGGGAGTCAGCACCATTGAGTACAGATTTAAAGATCCCAGCGGAACTACTACGCTTAAATCGGGTTCAGTACTGACTGATGGTACTGACGGGAAAGTCGTATACAATACCGTTGATGGGGATTTGCCCACTCCTGGCGGCTGGGAGCTCCAAGTAAGAGTTGTCCTCCCTACTGGTACTTGGCATTCAAATAAAGAAAAATTCAAGGTCTATCCGAATATCTGATGGCTATTACAATCCCATATAACTTCCAACCTAGAACTTATCAGCTAGATCTGATGAGAGCTATGGATAGCGGGATTAAGAGAGCTATTACTGTATGGCATCGCCGAGCAGGGAAGGATAAGACTCTTTTCAATATCCTGATCAAAAAGGCCTTTGAGAGGGTGGGGGTTTACTATTACTTCTTCCCAGAATTCGCTCAAGGCCGACGCGTTATTTGGGACGGTATCGATGGTAATGGCTTTGCTTTTAGGGATCATATCCCGAAAGAACTAGTCAAACAGGCCCACGTAACTGATATGAAGATTCAGCTGGTTAACGGCTCAATTATTCAGATCATCGGAACTGACAAGTATGATAAAGTCCGCGGATCTAATCCAGTTGGTTGCGTATTCTCTGAGTTTGCTTATCAGAATCCAGCAGCGTGGGACGTTGTTCGTCCGATCCTCGGGGAAAATGGTGGATGGGCTGTATTTAACTCGACTCCATTCGGCAAGAACCACTTCTTCGATCTATACGAGCATGCAAAGCACAATGAGAAGTGGTATACGGCTCTAGTGACTGTCGAAGACTCTCTCGATGAAGAGGGGAATCGTTACGTCCCGGAACATGTTATCGAAGAGGATAGGCTCTCTGGGATGGCAGAGGAGATGGTACAACAAGAGTACTACTGCTCCTTTACAGCTAACTCTCAGGGGTTCTATTACCTTGAGTACCTAACGAGAGCAGAGGAAGAGGATCGTATTGGTACTGTTCCATATTCTCCTGATATCCCTGTAGATACTTGGTGGGATATTGGAGTTGGAGACTCTACAGCTATCTGGTTTACCCAGACTGTAGGAAAAGAGATCCATGTAATTGACTATTATCAAAATAACAGTACTGGTCTTGAGCACTACGTGAAATACCTGCAGACTCTTCCGTATGTCTACAATAGTCATAACTTCCCGCATGATATGGGACATACAGAGTTTGGTACTGGACGGACTCGAATGGAGATGGCTGAGAGCCTCTTCACTAACGTCCGCTTGAACATCCTCCCAAAAGTTGGACTAGAGGATGGTATTAACGCAGCTAGAATTATTCTCCCACGCTGTCATTTTGATAAAGAGAAGTGCGATCAGGGTCTTAAAGCCCTCTATAATTATCATAGAGAGTGGGATGATAAGGTCGCTGAGTACAAGAATAAACCGAAGCATGACTGGTCCTCTCATGGGGCAGATGCTTTTAGATACTTTGCTGTAGGATTTGTGGCCCCTAAGAAACGCTCACACCGAGATGATATGCTCCGTAAACACCGCCGCGGCAACCGTTCCTGGCAAGCAGCTTAAGAGATTCATATGAGTAGACTTACGAGAAAGAAACTAGCTAATGCACAGTGGGATCGCTATACGGCGAGTATGACCCGCGGACATCAGGCCTACCAGAAACAAGCCAAACTGAATGAGGCCTTTTACCTAGGTGGTGGCCGACAGTGGGATGATGTGATCAAAGCAGACCTGGAAGGTAAAGGCAAGCCCTGGCTTGAAGAGAACATTATTTTCTCCACTGTAAACACAGTAATTGGGTATCAGACTCAATCAAGGATGGATATCGCCTATAAGCCAAGGGAGTTGAATGATCAAGAGACCTCTGATGTTCTTACCCAGGTCGGCATGTATACGGTAGATCGTAACAAGTTCCCTTGGAAAGAGTCTCAAGTTTTCTCTGATGGCATGATTCAGCAGAGAGGGTATTTCGATATCCGCATAGACTTTGAAGATAACATGAATGGGGATATCAAGATTGATACCCTTGACCCTCTCGATGTTATCCCAGACCCAGATGCTAAGAGTTACGATCCGGATGATTGGGCTGATGTAATGGTACTGAAATGGGTTCCTCTATCTGATATCAAAGAGACTTATGGACCAGCTAAGTATCGGGCAATTCTTAAGTCCCTCAATCAGAATGATGAGGCTGACTGGGGAGACGGGTCTGATGGATTCGGTGAGTCTCGTAATAAGTTCGGAGATGATTCTACCTACTTCTCATATTTCCGTGATGAAGGAGAAGAGGTCCATGTACGGATTATTGAGCGACAGCATTGGAAGATGCATAATCGTCCTTTCTACTATGATATCGATACTGGAGAACTCTATCCAGCACCAGATAAACTGACTGATGCGGAGTATAAGAAAGAAGCCAAAGCACAGGGCTATGAGTTCATTAAGCGAGTCTCAAAGAGAGTACGCTGGACAGTCACCACAAAAGATGTTATACTACACGATGACTGGAGTCCCTACGAGCATTTCACAGTAGTTCCTTTCTTCCCCTATTTCCGTAGAGGTGTTACTCTAGGAATGGTGGATAATCTTATTAAGAGCCAGGAGATGCTCAATAAGGTCTACAGTCAAATTCTGCATGTAGTAAATACTACGGCCAACTCGGGTTGGACTGTTGAAGAGAATACTCTGACCAATATGGATACAGAGGATCTTGAAGATCGGGGGGCAGAAACTGGTCTTGTCATAGAACATAAAAGAGGCTCCGAAGCTCCTAAAAAGATCGAGCCTAACCCAATTCCTGCAGGTCTTAAGGACCTAGTGACAAGCGCAGTCGATCTGATCCGATTGATTAGTGGTGTTTCAGAGACCTTCCAAGGAGGCAAAGGCCCGGAGGTATCCGGCACTGCAATTCAATCTCGGGTCCAACAGTCAGCTATCCAGCTGGCCACCCCTATTGATAATCTGTTCAGAACACGTAATATGATTGCTGAGCGGATGCTTAAGCTTATCCAGAGCTTCTATACTGACCAACGAGCTTTCTTGATTGTCGGTGAGGATGAAGAGGACGCTGAGCCTAAGGAACTCGTTATCAATGAGGCCCTTGAAGAGACTAGTGAGATCTTGAATGATGTAACTAAAGGACGCTACGATGTTGTCATCGCTGATGTCCCGACTCAGATCACCTTCCAGAATGCTCAAATGGCGCAAGCTATCGAACTCCGTAAGTATGGAGTAGCTATCCCGGATGATGAGATGGTGCGTATGTCCACCCTCACCAGAAAGGATAAAATAGCTGGTAAGATCTCAGGAGAGAAGTCAGAGGAAGCTCAGCAGATTGAAAGAGAGCAACTCGAACTGACCTTGAAGAATATGGCTGCAGCCATTGAAGATCTCCAGTCTAAGGCTAATAAGGCTAACGTAGAGGCAGCTGCTAAGGCGACTGAGGTAGCCCAAGCTATCGCAGAGAATCCTTCAATAGCTCCACTGATTGATACCCTGTTGAATACTTACTCCGAGGATCCCGGTGCTGTTGAAGAACCAGCAGAAATGCCTGTCCCGGAGCCTTCACCCACGCTAGGATTTTAACATGAAAGATGAAGAGAAACAGAAAAAGACCGTCGGCAAGAAAGCTGCTGACGCCATGAAGAAACGTAAGAAGAAGTCCCGTCAAAGACTCGGTGATATTATGGGAGCGATTAGAGGCGCTCGTCGCTAAGCCAAATTCGCCACATAGTGTGGCATTCGTTTGCACTACGTTAAAGTGCGCAAGTCGTCAACGCAGACGTTAACAGTAAAGGAAAATTTTATGGCTGATGAAAAAGACTACGAGGAAGAGGTTGATCGCGGAGACGTGTTCATTCCGGATGATGAAGAAGTCACTGAGCTTGATGAGCTTGAGGATGACGAAGAGCTCGAAGAAGATGATGAAGAGCTAGAGGACGAAGACGATGAGGAAGTGCTCGAAGAAGACGAAGAAGACGAACCCGAAGAAGACGAAGATGATGACGAGGAGGAAGATGAGGAAGATGAAGGAGACGAGGAAGAAGCTCGGATCCCTCGGTCCCGCCTGAATCAAGTCATTAACGAGCGTGAAGCTGAACGAGAGCGAAGCGCTTGGTTGGAAGAGCAGAACGAGCGTTTGATTGAACTTCTGACTACATCACAAGGAACGGTTCAAGAGGCTCCTCCAGCACCGAAAGAACCTCCGTATGATTTCGATGGTAAAGAAGAAGAGTACGCCGAACTGATTATTGATGGTGAAACGGCTAAAGCTGCTAAGCTCCGCAATGAGATCACCGCAGCTCGTGAGAAACAGCTGACTGAGCAAATTAGAGCAGCTAAAGAAGAGGCATCCTCTGATGCTTATACTAAGGCTGAAGCTGCACGAGAAGAAGATCGTTTCCAAAAGGCTATCCAGTCTTCTATCGAGTCCTATGATTTCTTGGATGACGCTTCTGATGCATACGATGAACGAGCTGTCACTGCAGTTAATGCTATGATGCAGGGTAATATTGCTGGTGGTATGACTAAGTCTAAGGCACTTCAGGAAGCAGTAGCTGAATTAGGACCTCTTTATGCAAAGAAACTTGGAATTAAAGAAGAGCCTAAAAAAGAATCCCTCGGTAAAAAGAGAACCAAAACCGCTAGGAAGAAAGCGGCAAAAGCCTCTCAACAACAGCCCCCGGCGACTAAAAGGGCTGCTAAAGGGAAGGCATCTCGTGATCTTGATACTCTTGACCTAGCTAAGATGTCTGAATCCGAGTACAACAAATTGACCCTACGTGAGCGTAAAGCTCTCCGCGGCGATTAATAAAAGGCCCCTTGAAGCCTTAATTCATGTTTCAGGTATGATTCGACCGTTAACGAAATCCGGCGTCGACTCCGAAATGTCTAACTTAACTACTAATTAAATTTGATATAGGAGAAGCAATAATGGCTTTAACTAACTTTGCTGCTTTGACTCCGGAGCAGAAGATTGTCTGGAGTCGCGATGTATGGCGCGATGCGCGTGATATGTCCTTCATCAACAAGTTCACTGGTACCGACGAGAACAACGTCATCCAGCGTATCACCGAACTTACTAAGACCGAGAAAGGCGAAAAGGTACTGATGCACCTGTTGGCTGATCTGGTTGATGACGGCGTTATCGGCGACAATGAGCGCGAAGGTAACGAAGAAGAGATGATGACCTACACCGATGACATCACCATTGATCTCATCTCTCATGGTGTTCGTCAGAAAGGTAAGCTGGCTGACCAGAAGACCGTAGTCTCCTTCCGTGAGCATGCTCGCGACGTACTGGCCTACTGGCTGGCTAACCGTATGGACCAACTGGCGTTCCTGACTATGGCTGGTATCGGCTATGACAAGAACAACGATGGTTCTGCTCGTGCCTCTGGTGCTTTCGCATCCTTGGCCTTCGCTAGTGATGTAGCCGCTCCGACCGGTAACCGTCACTACATGGTTAAGAATGATGGTGCTGGTACTGTATCTATTGCCCCTGGTAATACTGCAGGCCTGGAAGCTACCGACACTCTGACCTACGAGCACATCGTAGATCTGACCACTCTGGCTAAGACCAACTACATCAAGCCTCTGATGGCTGGTGGTAAAGAGTACTACGTGGCGTTTGTACGTCCCGAGGCTCTGGCTCAGCTGAAGAAGGATCAGGACTTCCAACGTGCTGTTGTTACTGGTCTGCCGCGTTCTGATAAGAACCCGTTCTTCTCTGGCGGTACTGTAACCGTTGATGGTCTGGTCTTCCATGAGCATCGTCTGGTTTACAACACCAAAGGCGCTACCTCTGGCGTAGACAAGTGGGGCTCTGGCTCTGATGTTGACGGTTCTCGTATGGTCATCGCTGGTGCTCAGGGTCTCGGCATGGCCGACCTTGGCGCTCCGGAATGGTCTGAGAAGTTGTTCAACTACGACAGCTCTCCGGGTATCAACGTCGATAAGATGTTCGGTCTCCTGAAGCCGAAGTACTACACTAACTACTCGAAGTCTATCGAAGACTTTGGTATCATGTGTGTAGACCACGCGGTCTAAAGCAACCTAATCTACTGGCCTCTTTGATGCTGTGAGGTCAGTAGCATCCGTTAACAGCATCCTATTTAGGAGCTAATATTATGGCTATTGTTAAAAACCCGGGTCGTCAGGAAGTAATCTGTGCGGTCCAAAAGATTGATGGTGCTACTCTCGGTGCTGCTGCTGCTAACGAAGCAGTAGACCTGCCGGAAGGTGCCATTGTAGTTGGCGGTTATCTCAACGTAACCGAAGCGTTTACCGGTGGTGCTGATATCACTCTGGCTGTCTCTGGCGGTGGTGTAACCCTCACTGCTACTGATGCAGATACTGGTACCTCTTCCAATGGTCTGACCGTTGATGGTTCGGTTGTTGGTGCTGGTGGCGATGTAATCAGCGTGACCAATGCTGGTACTACCCCGACCGGTGGTACTGCGTATCTGGTTGTTGAATACGTTGTAGAAGGCCGTGCAGCTTTCTCTGAAGGTTAATAAGCCCTCGTAGCTTTTCCCGGCCCTTCGGGGCTGGGTTTTTCTAAGGAATTATATATGGCACAAACATTAGAATGTGGCTTAATGAACCCAGGCAGACAGGAGATGATTGTCGCTACTGCTAGTTTTTGGTTTAGCGATGTTAAGTCTACAGATCCTTTCCCAGCAGTTCAGTTGCCGCCTAAAGCCGCTATCCTTAGAGGAAAGTTTGCTATAGAAGAGGCTTTTGATGTTGCTACATCTCTGACCATCTCTGTTAATGGCACAGAAATTTTAACTGACCAAAACTTAAATAACGTAGAGATTGTTGACTTAGCACCTTACTGTGCTGTGAGTCCTAATCCTGAAACAGTCAACTTACAACTAAACCAAGTCCCTACACAAGGGTTTGCTAGATTTACTGTCGAGTATATTGTAATTGGTAGAGCTAGCTTTACACAAGATTAAACTTTTACGAGGAGTTTATTATGAGATTTAGAAGTCAATCAGATGAGGTAGTACGTATCGCTAATACTAGCGGGCATGTAGCAGTCGTAGGTCCTGAATGGACCAACGTACATAAGAGCCTAGAAGCCGACGCTTACGCTGCTGGTCTTATCTCTCAGAACATGACTAAAGACCGGGCTATCAAGCAAGTCCCTGATAGCATGGTAGAAGGAATGTCCAAAATCGCTCTTGAGAAGGAGCAAGTAAAATCACTCATTAAGAAGTGGTACACTAACCTCTCTGAGTATGAGCATTGCTTCAAGAAGAATAATGAGCCTGCTATGACTGAGATCACTAAAGCTCTTGGATTTAAGACCCAAGCTGGATATGTAGCTCAAATGGCTCATGAAGTACGACAAGAACTAGGTATCCCGAAAGGCCATCTGAAGCCTTTGACTGAAGCTGAGGAATAATTGATGCTCCTGCTAGACCAAATCAAATTTCTGCGTGAATCCATCTTGGATGACATCGGTGGTACTGGTGTGGATTGGCAGGACATTAATGAGACTCAAGCGGAGTCCTCCCAGCTTCGCTGGACTAATGAAGAACTAGCCTTCTTCCTTACTCAGGCTGAACGTGAAGTTGCTAGACGAGCTAAGCTGCTGAAAGATACCACTGGAAACTACGATATCACTACTGTAGCTGACCAGATGGAATACCCATTGGACGAGAAAGTTCTCCGTGTAATTCATGCAGAGATTGATGGAAAGCCTCTGGCTGATAAAGAAATAGAAGAGATCTACAAGACCTACCGGTGGAAAGAGCGAAAGGGGACCCCTCAAGTCATTATCACTGATCATAGCGCTAGATCTGTTAGCCTGTGGCCTATTCCAGATGCAGTCTTCACCGCGGAACTCATTGTATACCGTCTTCCGCTAGTGGACCTTGATTGGGATCTTGCAGATTCTCAGAGCCCTGAGATCCCTGAGATGCATCATTTCCCGATGATTAACTACGCAGCTTACTTGGCGTATATGAAAGATGAGGCTAATGCTCTTGATCCTACTAGGGCTGCTCAGTATAAAGGCCTTTTCGATACCGATTATCCGGATCAAACTTGGTCTGCAGAAATGCGTAAGATGCGTAATAGGGGCCGAACCGTTAAGTATGGGGGTCTTTGATGCCTCAACACCCTAAGACAGTTGGCATAGCTTCATTCAAGGGACTCAACAATGTCCTGAGACCAGAGCGTACTCCAAAAGAGTACTTGAAGACTGCTGATAATGTTGACATTGATAAGTCAGGTGGGATCCAGAAACGAGAGGGCTATACCCTAATCGACTCTGGGTCCTACCATTCTGTTTGGGCCGATGGAAACCTTTGCTTCGCTGTGAAAGACGGAGATTTAGTTCAGCTAGATCCTCAACTTAACCCGACAGTGGTTGTCCCAAATGTCGGCTTAGATCCTATCTCTTACTTCCGTATTGAAAACTCTGTCTACTACAGCTCTCGAAGTGTTAATGGGGTCTTAGAGAATGGAACTTCTAGAGACTGGGGAATCTCACGACCGAATCCCTATCCTACACTCAGTCAGGTTACTGGGAGCTTAGAGTCAGGTAAGTATCAAGTAGCTATTACTTACGCTAGTATTGATGGTCGCGAGTCTGGAGCTAGAGTCTCGGGGGAGATTGAGGTCTCTACAGGATCTGGCATTCAGCTCTCTGGTATCCCCGAGTCAGAAGATCCGACTGTTGACATGGTCAATATCTATATGTCTCATGATAATGGACAGGTGCTTTACTATAAGGCCTCTGTATCTAATGGGACATCCAGCTATGTACTGGCGGATGATACTGGCCTAAGGCGTCCACTAGACACCTTCAACCAAGTTCCAGCTCCGAAAGGTCACATAGTCGCACAGGCTCATAGCCGTGCTTGGATTGCTGAAGACAATTATCTATGGCATAGTGATCCATTTCAATATGAGCACTTCTCTCTGGCAGACAGCTATATCCACTTCCCAGATAGAATACGAGCAGTGATGCCAGTTGAAGGGGGTCTTTGGGTGGCCTCCGATGGTCTATACTATTTAGCAGGAGAAGATCCTGAGAGAATGGATCTAGATCTCAAAGAGCCTATTAAAGTCGTGGAGGGGTCAGCTGTACGTATCCCAGGAGCTTATGTCTTTATTGAGAATACTCCTATAGGATACAAGTGGATCATTTCTTCAAATAGGGGAATCTACGTTCTGTTCAATGACGGGATTGCCCTTAATATGACCTCCCAGAACTATGAGTTCCCTAGTGCCGATGAGGGAGCAGCGACATTCATGCAAGTAGACGGATTGAACAAATACATCTCCTTACTTAAGCAACCTAAGAGTGATTCAGAGAATGCTACAGTAGGAGATCTAGTAACAGCGACTATTATCCGAAATGGAGTAGTTGTTCCTGAGTAATCACTGGAGATTGTAATGGATAAGAATATCATGCAAGAAATCCTTCGTGGAAAGTTCGAACAGAACGACGAAGGTGGTATGTACCTCCCTGGTGCAAAAGTTAATATCGGCGGTGTGTTCGCTAACTGGCTCAACGATGATGTAGAAGATACCCAGTACTCTGGGAATATCGTAGTTGACGAAGGTTTGAACCATATCCTGGATGTTGCCCTGTCTAATGCCACCCAAGAGTCTACTTGGTATGTTGGTATTTACAAAAATAACTACACCCCGGTAGCAGGTGATACTGCATCTGTTTTTGCTGGTGCAGGTAAGGGGAATGAGATCAATTCAGAGATCGACGAGATTGTCCGTCCGACTTTCGTTGATGCCGGAGCTTCTGGTAAGATCATTACTAACACCGCTAGTCCTGCAGTCTTCACTGCTAACCAAGCTGTCACCGCTTATGGTGCATTCTTGATCAGTGACAATGTCTTGGGCGGTTTGACTGGTGTCCTGTGCTCTGCATCCTTGTTTGCTTCTCAGCGTGACATGGTTGATACGGATGTTCTGAACGTCACCTATCAGCTGCAGATTGCTGACGCTTAATGACTAAGAAGCCGATCTTCAAGCGATTTACGGGGGACAAGAAGCTAGCCCAAAGGTATATGCCTAAGGCTAGATCGATGATCCGCGAGCTTGAAGAGAGGCCGTTTGATGCTGGATTGCCTGTGAGAATTAATCGCAGGCAATTTGGTGCTAAAGAAGAACAGGCTACTCTGACTATCTATGAGCACGCTACTCATTTTGTGGCTCATATTGACGCTGTTCAGAAGGAACAAAAAGAAGGTGGCCGCGGAGGTGTATGGTTAATCCCATACGATGATGCTAACTCCGCTGGCTATGATGGAGGGGGAAATCCCGTCGCTCCTAAGACCCTCGTAGATGATGAAGGCAAGTCTTACTACAATCCGCTGGGATCTTGGGCACATCATTCTTTAGAGCCTAAGAAGTCTACAAGAGGTGACTTCGGTCCGCAAGAAGCTGGGATCCAGCCTACTACAGCTGATGAACCAGTAGACCCAACCTATGCCTATTACGTTGTATCTGATCATGGAGTTGGAAGAAGAAACACTACGTTCTCTTACCATGAGCCATCTGACTCTTATCTCTCATGGGAACTAGGGTGGGACAACATAGGTTATATTGGCTTCAGTATTTCTGAGGTCGAAAATAGAGGCATCAATCGAACATACAGCAACCGGTATTTCCATAATCCTGCTGGGCAATACTTAACGTGGAATGGGCACTCTCTTGGCCAAGTTCCAACTGAAGGAGCCCACAATGATTTCAGAGCAATACTGGGTGCAAACTTGCTAGGAGGCGATACAGGATCTCTAACGGTCCTTTTGACTACCATCGAATACTCCAGCAATTTAAATTATACTTATGGCGCATGGACTAATGAAGTCCGTACTCCCATAGTAAAAGTCTGGTCTAGGAGCTTCCCAGGAAACCTAGAACCTAAGTATAAGTTTCCAGACAACTCTATAGCCACCGAGGAAAATCCAGCTGGTTGGAATCTTATAGGAACTTTAGAGGTCCCAGCTAAATGGGATTTCCATACCAGACAAGAGTATACTACTGGGCACTTTGGTCAGCCTCATAGAAGCTATTATTATGTCTGGCCGAGGGTTCATGGTGTAGCAGCCTTCAATGAAGAGCCTGTGAGAGATCCAGAGACTAATGAGATTCTCTACTATGAGATCTCTGGACCTTGGCACATGAATGCTATACATGAGTGGGACCTCGGGGATCCTGTTGCTAGGCCCCCTGACTACAGTGAAGATCCTGTAGTGACTGAGTACTCCTTCTGCGGGACCCAGGTTACTGGTGCTTTTTGGCACTTAAAGATCTCTCCAGATCTACTAGGAATAGTAGAACAAGAATGGGAAGCTGTCATTCATGATATTGACGAGACCATCACTCCTGCATCTGAGAGCCCTCTTAGTGAGGGGTATCATACAATTCTCAGGGGAATCAACCCAGGAGATGGGTGGGTCAAAGCAGCTATTGACTATCGAGGCGGAGAGCGAGTATATCTAGAGGGTAGAGGCTTTGTTGATGATGACTACTATACCGGCAGTCAAGAGTTTACAGCAGCCTTTAATTCGGTAAGCCAGATAAGATGGAATGGTCACTCATTTACCGGACAGAGGACTGAGTACTTTGATACTCCCTCTAATCCGCTAATCAACTTGGATCAGTTTGATGCTGATTATAATCACTTCGTGATTCAAGGAATAGATCTTCGTTATGACAGGGCATGGGTCACCTCTTATTTTGTAGAGAAAAGATGGCACTGGACTGGAACTGAATTTGATTATTTAGATGTCTTTACACAGAAGGCCTCTAATTTCCTTATCGTAGGAAAGGACATCTTGAGAGAAGGGCAGACACCAGAGGATCTGGATATCCCTAATAACACGATTATCCATATGTGGGATGAGTTCGATGGGGGCCAGCCCCTCCTTACCCCATATAACTTGAATGGTGACGATCCTGGAACTCCTTCGTCTCCAATAAACACTCTGAGAGATGCCTGTAGCTCATATGAGACAACTCAGTGGTACTTGCAGAACCAGGAACTTATTTGGCCTATGAGTATGGACCTCTGCTGGAATGGTCATGATGGATCTACTAGAGATAAGAACATCGAGGGCTTCAGCTATCGAGCAGGGTATCAAACAGATGCTGACAAACTTGTCTCGGCCTGCATAGGATTCTCTTGCACTCATGAGGGGAATGTGATCCTCGGGAAAAAGAGACAACAATTCGGTTTCTCTACTTTTAGAAATCTACAACCCATATACGGGATTCAGTGGGATATCTCGGGAGAGAAAGCAATCGTATGGGACACCCTGAACTTTGATACTGCTTATGTGGATACCTACAATATGCCTAGTAATGACTCTGACTGTGATTGGCTTGGAATGATCTAATGGCAACATATAATGATACAATTGATGAGAACCTAAATACCTCTCATAACTTCTTAGTGGGGTTCAGTGCTGCTGTGTCAGAGAACCTGGAAGTCTCCACTAGCTTTGCATTAGATCTCTACACACATATCCTAGAAGGGATCAACGCTACCAGCTCTCTTATCTCCTCAGGCTCTTTCTCCAGCTCTCTAGTGGACAAAGTGACTCTTAGGGATACCATATCCGTTCTATTCCCTATTCTCCTCTCAGATATCATTACAGTGGACGACAGCATAACCGAGCTTAAGCTACGTCTAGCAGATATCATTGAGTCTCTGAGAGTAAATGATACTCCCAGCTCCAGGGCAACTTTTAATACTGCTCTAGCCCTGAGCCTTGTCATGACAGATCTGGCTGAAAGAGGTTGGCGAAAAGAGATCCTGGAGCTTGTCGATGTATATGACGAAGTGGTCGACTTATTCGTAAGATCTGCTATACTTATAGATCAAATTGAACTAACTATGGTTCAGAGTGAATTCTTTATTCTCGGAGCTCTAGCTCAAGAAGATCTCACGGCGCTGGATGATATAGACCTACAGTCCATTCTGAACAGTGAACTAGTAGACCAATTCCAGTTTGTGGGAGCTATGAGAGCTGATGGGTTTTATAATACCTACAGCTTTAATCCGGAAGGATATGCTCTGTCCACTTATTCTAATTTTAATTTCAATAGCATTGCTGAGTTCCAGGGGCAATACTTGATGGCCAATAGTGAAGGCCTCTATCAATACGGTGGAACTACTGACTCTCTCGTTGATATTGTCGCAACTCTTAAGACTACAGCTATTGACTTTAACACCTCCTCTAAGAAGCAGGTGAAGAAGATGTACTTGGGTGTAACTAATGATTGCTCCATCATCTTGAAGGTCCTCGTAGATGGGAAGAGTTCCCAATATTACGAACTGGACTCTAAGACGGTAGGGTTAGACACTCAAGCTATTAAAATAGGTAAAGGCCTAGTAGGGCGCTACTGGCAATTTGAATTGATTACTAAAAACAACTCTAGCCTCGAACTTGATGAGATCGAGTTTATCCCCGTTGAGTTCAGGAGAAAGATTTAATGGGAACTTACAACTACGTACCAATCGTAAATCCTAATATTGACATTACGTCGGCTATCAATAACGCCAATAATGCCTATAGGACTGCGATTGATTTCTTAGATGAGCTGGACAACTACATTCCAATGTCTAGCTATGAGATTGCAGAAACTGCTTTCGATGGGGTTACTCCACCTGTAATTGATTTTGATCCGGGGGAGACACCTGATGCTCCTGACCGAGATATCCAGTTTGACCCTAATTTTCCGTCAGTACCAAACCTGACTGAAGTAGACAAGTCGGGCCTTAGTGTAACCGTTCCCACTTTCACAGGCACGGCCCCGGTTCTAGACGACATCGAGAATCCTGGTGCTCTAGACGTGTCTGCTCCAGGAGATGCTCCAGATGTTGACTTTAATTTCACAGATCCTACCAGTCCTGATTACACTCTTCCTAGTGTTCCGACTTTTCAAGAACTGGACATACCTTCACTCCCTACAATCACACAATACGAGTTTACTGCCGACGCGCCGACTGACGAAAACATTCAGATACCAGGAAACACATTTAGCTTCTCGGAATCGGAATATCACTCGAATCTAGTTGATGCAGTAACAGCAGAGCTTATTGATCGTGTTCAAAACGGTGGAACCGGGCTAAACCCGACCATCGAGAATGCTATCTGGGAAAGAGCCAAAGACCGAGAAGAAAAAGAGTCGATGAAGACCATTGACACCATTCTATCTAAGAATGCTAGTCGTGGCTTCCAACGTCCTCCTGGCTCCGTCCTTGCAGCTATTGATGAGGCTACCCAAGAAGTACAAGGCAAGATTGCTGATCTGTCCCGAGAGATTGCTATTAAGCAAGCGGATCTAGAGCAGTCCAATATCAAGCATGCTATCGAGCAGGCTATTGTTCTAGAGCAAGTCCTGATTAATCTTCATAATGATGTTCAGAATCGAGCCCTAGAAGTCCAAAAGTATATCCAACAGACAGCTATCGCTATTTTCGAGGCATCTGTTCAACAGTTTAGTGTTCGTCTTCAGGCTTATAAGACTGCTGCTGATGTTTTTGAAACGCAAGTTAGAGCAGAACTTACTAAAGCTGAGGTCTATAAAGCACAAATAGAGGGCGTAAAAGCCCAAGTAGACATCAACGATTCTAAGGTTAGGCTCTATGTTTCCCAAATCGAAGGCATTCGCCAGATTGTGGAGATCTATAAAGCTGAGTGGTCGGCTGTTGAAACTAAGGTTCGAGCTGAAGCTGCTAAGCTGGAAGGTTTCCGATCCCAGGTTGATGCTTATACAGCGCAGGTTGGAGCGTATCAGGCGGAAGTAGGTGCATATGCTGAGCGAGTTAAGGCAGAAGTCGCTAAGGCAGACGTCTTTGACTCTCAAGTAAAGGCATACGCATCCCAGGTTCAAGCCTATGCGTCCCAGGTAGATGCTGGAAAGGTTATTGCAGATACGGATATTGAAGTCAATAAGCTAACCCTACAACACACTCTCGGCAAGATTGAAGCTATTGTGAAGAATACTCAAGCACAAGCAGCTGTCTTTAACGCCGAGGTAGATAAGTTCCGCTCTGAAGTACAAGCGTACTCTGCAGACATCTCCAAAGAGGAGGTCCGTTCTAGGGTTCTCCAGAATATCTTTGAGTTGCAGCTGCAACAAGCCAAGTACAAGGCAGATGTGGATCTCAAGAATACTGATCAAAACATCGCTAATGCTCGTAATGCCGCAGAGCTTCTACTAGAGAAACTGAAATCTGGAGCCTCTATTGGCTCTGGTCTGGTAGCAGCCTCTATGAGCGGAATCAATATGAGCCTGAGCGAATCTCTGAGTGCAAGCCACGTAGAGACACATACATACCAGGAGAAATAATATGGCTCTATCTGATTATGAAAAAGAGCTAGGTAAACGAGCTAAACTTGCTAGCCCTACAGTTACTGGACAAGGTAATCCAGATGAGCTGAGAGAGCTCCCTTCTCTTGTTAAGAAAGGCCTTAAAGCAGCAGACAGAGGGATTTCAGCAGGTGTCGCTGGTCTTATTAGGCGAGCCGTAGGACAAAATAAACCCCCCTCTACCGTATCCCCCTCTCCCGTAGGCGGGCCTGATGCTCAGCGTACAGCAAACATGAACGAAAAAGCTGGGGGAGCTGGCGGTACTGCTGGAGCTGATGCTTCTGGTACTGGTGTAGGAACTGTTGGAGCTTTTGATGTAGCTGCTGCTGCCCGTCCTGCGCAACAACTTATTAAGAATACCCAAGCTCAACGAGAGTTTGATAATCAGCCGATGAAGCGCTCCCAAGGTGCTTTTCGCACTGATGGAACTGCTCTAGGCCAAACTGGTGCTGGGACCTTTAATACCGTTAGTGGAGTCACCTCAACTGATACTGGGCCTGCGCTGCAAGCTGCTAAGTTAGCTGCAGTTAGACGTGGAGAATCTCTTGAGCCGACTCGACGTGCTTATGCCCCTGATGCTACTCAACAGATTCGGGAGGAAGCTAAAGCTCGTCAAGCCTTCTATGATGACATTCTCTCTAAGGCTGGTAGAGGCCCCGGTGGGGAGATTAGCCTTCGAGCTGCTTTGGGGGTAATTGCTCAGATGGAGGGTCAACGTCTTCAGTCCGAAGCTAAGCTCCGCGGACAGGACATTACCTTCGATACCGCTACTGCTGATAGAGAGCAGCAAGCGGAAATTGCTTTCAACCGTCAGCGGATCGAAGAGGTTCTTGGTCAGCTTGGCCTCCAGTCTGAAGCTGCTGACCGGGCCTCCCGTGAAGGTCTCGCCTCGGAGGAACTGGCTCAGCGAGCTGCTCAATTCGAAAAGACTTACGGACTTGAACAAGGAGATCAAGAGCTTCAGAGGACTCGACTCGCCGCGGAGACTGCTGCAGCTGGTCAGAAGGCAGTGACTGATCTAGCAGAAACTCGTCGCAAAGCAGAGAAAGATCGAATCGACGCTCTAGCGAAGCTTTCTGGGTTTGCCACTGGTAAAGATATTGAAGGCATGCCTGTCGCCTCACCCGAAGTCTTTAAACTCTTGGAACAATTCCTCTATCCTAGTGATAAGAAGAAACTTGGTGATGAGAAGTAATAGGAATAATATATGGCCCTTACTGAAGCTCAACTTAAAGCTATTGAAGAGTATAATAAGTCTCGGACCTCTTCACCAAAGCTAGGTCAGACTCAAGACACTCGTTGGGAGTTTACCAAGGGTGTCTCTTCTGGTATTGATCAACTACAGGGCATGGGCTACGGCCTAGCTGCTCTTGCTGGTGATGCTATTGGGTCTGAAGGCTTACGTGAATTCGGCTTAGAGGGATATGAAAGGAATGTCCAAGAAGCCCAAGAGAATGCTCCTCGTATAGGTCGAGTTGAAGACGTAGAGAGTTTTGGGGACTTCACTGATCTGGTCTCTGGTACGCTTGGCCAATTGGTTCCAACTGCAGCTGCTATGGCTACTGGCGGCGGCTTGGCTGGTATGGCTGTTAAGTCTGCAGCTAGAAATCAAATAACCAAGCTAGCTGGAGAAGCTCTCGCTAAGAGAGTCGCTCTGGCTCAAACTGCTGGTACCTTCGGAGCCTCTATGGGGATGGCAACTGGCGGCATCTATGGCGATGTAGCTTCTGAAGGAGCTGAAGGGGCTGGTGCTATTCTGCCAGCTTTGGCTGGTGGTGCTGCGTCTGGCGCTTTAGATGCTCTCCCTATTCTACGTCTTGGTAAAGCTTTTGGGTTCGGTGGTGAGCTGAAGAAAAAGATTGTCGGGAAGATAGGCGAGCGCATTGCCAAAGAGGGCGGAAAGCAAGCATTCATCGAGGGTGGGACGGAAGCACTACAGTCTACTATTGAAGAAGCTACTAAAGCCTTTATCATGGAGCGAGGTCTCCCAGATGATATGGGATCTATTCTGCTTAACTCTGTTGTCGCTGGCGCTATCGGTGGTAGTGTTATGGGTGGCGCTACTGGTGCTATCGCTGGTGAGTCCCCTCCTCCTGGTCCCATCGAGAAAGCAGCTCAAGGGCTGGAGAAGCAAGTAGAAGAAGGTAAGAACCCAGTATCTGGTGAAGACTTTGGATTCTCTGATATTGCCGCTGCATCCAATCAACTGCAGAGTATTGACCAGCAAATCAAAGCAAACCCCAATGGCCCTATGGCTTCTAAGCTTCGTGAGAAAGCTGGTGTAGTCTTGGATGAGATCGCCAATAAATACATCCTGGGCGAGACCGATGCTGAGGGTAAACGAGTAGAGCCGATTAAGGTCGCCAAGATGGAAGCCGAGGATCTCATCAACTTCTACCGAGATTATGTCGGTGGAGGGGAGATCGAGATCGGCGGAGTAGCTCCCGAGACGAATGAGCAACGTGAAGCTCGACTAGCCGATGAAGAGGCTGCTCGTGTTGGTAAGGCTGAGCGTGAACAAGGCACTATGGCTGAGGGCCCTCAAAATATTGCTGAGGAAGAGCGTGAGGCTATGAACCAGCAGCTCAATGCAGAAGCTGCAGCCCAAGTAGAAGAAGAGCAAATCCTCCAGGCCGAGACTGAGAAACTAACTAACGCTATTGAGGAGAGAGCTGAGGAGATTGTTAATCCTACCCCAGAGCCAGAGGCTACCCCAGAGCCAAAGCCTGTTCCTGAGGTAGAACCGGAAGATCCTATCGAGCCAGAAGAAGTTGCGGAGACTGTTCAGGACACTAGTGACGAGGATGTCATTCGTGAACTCCCTGAGTTTATCCCCCAAGAAGAAGCCCCGGAAGTAGCAGCGGAAGCTGAAGCACAAGCTGAGATCGCCACTGAGCGCCGAGAGCCTGAGATTGAGAAGGCTGAAGCTATTGCTGTAGAGGCTAAGATTGCTGAGCAGACTGAAAAGGACCTCGCAGAAAAAGTAGCTGAAGACAATCAGAAGCTGGAGGAAAGCCTTCAGGTAGTCAGAAATATGGCCTCCGAAGGAGCTTCTATCGAATCCCTTAACAAAGCTCTTGACCTTATCTCACAGAAGACTGGTAATCCAGATGCCCGTGGGATGGGCGAGGCTATTATCATCGAAGAGATGAAAAAGCGTCAGGAGAATTACAATAAGTGGGCTGAGTTCTACCGGTTGTCTGAGAAGCCAGTAGACTCTTTTACAGGTACTCCGCCGGTTGGTTATGTCTTTGGTAGCGATTATGTTCCTAGTAAGTTCTGGAATGCTCGTAGAGTAATTAAACCTGATGAGTACATGGATGGTGTCCGTGAAGACATGGAGAAAAACTTCGGCCCCGATCCCTTTAAGAAGGAAGCTAGTAATCTTGCAGACAAAAAAGCAAAGACAGTTCAAGAACCTGCCCTTAGTGATTCTGAAGCGGCAGAAGGTGGCCAAGTCCAAGAAACGATGGAAGACCGAGACGCAGAGAGAGCGCGACGCCTTCCAGAGCTAACAGTCCCGCAGATGCGTCAGCTTCTGAAGGAAGCCAATGTCCCTGGACGCTCTAAGTTCAAGAAGAAACCTGATCTCGTTAATGCTGTCCTTGAGAACATTAATGGTCTTGAGACGACTATTGATGAAATGCTTTCGTTTAAGAAGGGCGCTAAAAAGCCTACAGCTAAGGCCACCCTAAAGAAGCAAAAAGAAGCTAGGGATGCACTAGAGGCTAAGCGCGAGCGTGAAGCTGCTCTGGCTGATGACCCTCTAGCACAAGCTGCTATGGAAGAGGGGATCGATATCCCCGAGGTTACCAGAGACGGTGAGAATATCGGTAAAGAAGAGCTCCGCAAGATGGAGCAAGAGATGCTTGACCTTGAACGGGGCCAGGATGACCTAGCTGGAACAGGACTTGAAGATTTCGGATCTTATGATGAGGATCCATTTGAGTTCAGTGTGACTGAAATGGGTAAAGGGATGGAGTTCACCAAAGCAAAAAATATTGCTAAGGGAGAACTAAGACAAGTCCTTGAGTCCTCTGAATACAACGAACATCAGAAAGAAGTCGCTGAGCGGATGATCAGGTACATTGATGAGAAACAGATGATCCCTGACTATAAGCTCTATATAGACATGCAGTCTGATGCAGCTCGTGATGCTATGGGGCTAAATGCTCCTAGTGGGAGCCTTCCCCAGCTAGAGGGGAGGGAGGTCCTACTTAATGACAATCCGCTTTTCAAGTACAGACTTACGGGACAGTGGAAGAAACGAGCGGGGCGGTATGTTCTCCAGGGTATTGATCAGAAGACCTCACAAACTGTTTGGACTACTGCAGGCTCGTTGGGCCTTAACTCTGAGGTGGATGCCCTTATTCGTCGTTCTGAGATGAAGGTTATCAGAGATTTCGAGAAGAGTCCCGCTCGTACTGCTGAAAGCTTTTCCCGCTCCATTCTGGAGCAACGTCTACAGTTCGGTGTCCGCGGAAACTATATCCCTGGTGACACTGAGTTCGCTAAGAGATACGAAAAGCGCATCAAAGAACTGGAGAAAGATTTCTACAACTGGGTATCCAAGCTGAAGATTCCATCGGGTGAGATTAAGTTTGTCTTCATCAAAGATATGAGTGATGCCCCAGATAGTCTAGGTCGCAAAGCCACTCTTCCTGTAGAGCTTGGCTACGGTGGAATGCATAGAAGTAAGCCCGGTGCTCCTACCGAAATCTACATGAACCCACATAACTTTGTTCTGTATCAAGACTACAAGAAAGAATTCTTGGGCACCTTCCTGCATGAACTAGTAGGTCATCATGGTCTTCGCAGGCTCTTCGATTCTATCGGATTCAATTACGCTAACGGCGGTATCTCTAAGTATGACGATTTTCTTGATCGTATTGCTGACACTAATAGAGAGATTCTAGAGAAGGCTCTGGATCTCCGTTTCCGTTGGGATAAGATTGACCTGAAAGGTGGTCGACTAAAGGGTCAGAAGGGCTCTGGTATCCGCCCTTATACAGTAGTGGGTCAGGATGGGAAGACTAAAGAGACTATCTATGTCTCCAATGAAGCACGTCGTCGTCTCCTAGACGAATATATTGCTGAGCGAGCTAAAGAGTTCAGTGATCCTAAGCTCCGTGAGAAATGGACGAAGGGTGAAGAGAGCCTCATGAAAAGGTTGAGGACCTGGGTTAAACACAGACTTCGCACTATCTTTGGAGAGCATAAAATCACCGATGAAGATCTGATGGCTATGGTTGCTCAATCCTATGAGAACCTATATGGCCAGGGCGTTGCTTTGCCTAATGCAAAGGGCAAGAAGAAGCTGATGGTCAAGCCTCGTCTTGAAACTCTTGCCCAAATGACTGAGCAAGATGTCGGGTATGATCAGTTTTCTCCAGCTGAATCCTATAATGAAGCAGCAGATAATGGAGATCTTCCTCCGCGCACTAAAGAGGAGGCCTACCAAGAACGTTTGGAAGCTCTAAAGCAAGCAGCTGCAGAGGGTATGAGTATTAAAGAGATCACAGCTGCTGATGCTGTAATGAATAGTGGGTACGCTGATGTCACCGAGAATGCTTTCACTTCCTATGGAATCAAGGTATGGCGTAAGTTCCGTAATGAGTTCACCCCAATGTACTCTTTCTTCAATGCTGAGGGAACCCTTCGTAACCATAAGATGAAGGAGGCAGTAGCCCAGAAAGTCTTGGGAAATATTGAGCGTACCAATGTTCTGGCTCGTAAAGCCCAGAAGGTCCTGAAAAACCTGTCTCAGCAACAGAAGCGAGTTGTGATGGAGTTTATGCGGAGTGACCGTATCAATGTTGAGGATATCAATCTAACCCAGAGCCAAAAAGACGCACTAGTATCTTATAAAGAAGAGATCAGTAAGTTCGGTGAGCGTCTGGTACGGATTGGTAAACTAGATCCTGAGACTTACCTCGCGAACCAAGGAAAGTATCTACCAGCTCGATACATGTTGTATGCATCTCGTGCTATGGGTTCTGGGCGTAAAGCTTCTCCCTTAACTTACCTGATGAAGAAAGCTCCAGAGCTGACTGCTCGTGATAAAGCTATGCTTGGTGAATTGCAGAACCCAGAGTTCATTATTCCCGAGGCTCTCAGCCTGATTGGTCGTGACGTTGCTCTCCTGGAGTATACACACCTAATAGGGAAACTCTCTTCAGAGAAGGATCTCGGATGGGTGCTTGGAGACAATAAGATCGAACAGTACAATACTGGTAAAAAGATTACTATTGATCGTGCAGAAACACTGGTAGAGAGCTACCGAAAGATTCTGGAAGATGTACGCAGAGGTGATCTGACCTATGAACCAGAACATGTAAAAGCGCTAGAAGAGGAGTTGGCACATACTGAGAATGAACTCAAGAAGTACAATGAAGCTCTAGAGGCCAAGATTAAGTCAGAGGTTGGCCTGCCCCTTGACCAACCATTCCCGGCTGATGAGTTCAAGAAGGCTGTGTCTCATGCCTATCGAAAGATGCCTATGGAACGAGGCTATGGAGATCTGGCTGGGCGTTGGGTACGTAAAGAGATCTATGATGAGTTCACAGAGACCACCTTTGCTATCGAGGATATGAATGGTCTAACTAAAGCCCTGGCTCCTGGCGGTAAGATGGACAGAGCTAACCAGCTTTGGAAACTGTCGAAGGTCGTCTTGAACCCACCTTCTTGGTTCCGTAATGCTATCGGTAACTTTGTATTGCTGGATATAGCCTCTCCTACTAATTCTCTGAAACTCATGAAGATGTGGGTCGAAGAGTTAGTCAAGGTCTATAAGGGCAAGCCCTCTGAGTATTGGGCAGCCGCTCATGAACATGGTCTATTCGGAACTACCTATAGCTCCAGCGAGATCTACCTACTCTCTGAGATGACCAATGCCACTCACGCAGCTAAAGTCGCTAGAGAGATGCAGAATCTAGAGGGATCCGTAAAGTCTCAATGGCTTAAAATTCAGGGGATGATGCTAGCCACTGGAGAGGCTGCGGCTAATTTCTATGGTGGACTAGAAGGTGTTTCCAAGGCTGTAGCCATGAGGGATTACATTGAGCGCTGGACTCGTGAGAACGGTGTAGATAGCCTGAAGAGTCTTGACCAAGCTCAACGTGATGCTGTTATGAACAGGTCTGTTATCCACGCTAATGAGGCTATCTTTGATTACTCCAATGTGACTGCTTGGTTTAAGGACCTGCGTCGTAATGCTTTCGGTGCTCCATTCATTACATATACAATGAAGGCACTCCCAGCTGTTGTTCGTGGGCTCTCTAGGAACCCTCAGAAGTTTATCAAATATGCCGCTCTCCCATCTATTATGAGCGCCTATGCTGTCAGTTCTTTAGGAGATCTGACTCCCGAGGAGATAGATGAGATTGAGAAGAACATGCCTAAGTGGATGCGAGAGAAGTCCTCTGTGTACTTGTGGCCGACTAAAGATGCCAACGGTAAGATCGTACCCGTAGACTTTGGGTACTACTTCCCTTGGGCTCCTTGGCAAGATGTAGCTACTAAGAGTATCGGTAAGTTCCAGTACGCTGAGACTGGTGAAGACTATGCTTACGGAGCAGTCTCTGCAGCTTGGGATGGAGCTAATAGTCTTGGCTTACTCGGAGGTCCTATCCCAACCACTATTGTATCTCTTCTGTCCAATAAAGATACCTTTATGGGTAGGGAGATCGTAAGTGCAGGGGACTCCGCAGGCACCGCGCTCGCTAAGATCTGGAACTACGGCTACGCTATGATGGCCCCTCCATTCTTGACTAATCACGGTGTAGCTGGTAAACTTATGGATCATTATGACATGAGTATCTTAGGGCTTCCCAATAACAATGTTGACATTGAAGGGAACCAAAAAGAGACAATGTCTCAGTCCATACTCCGCGGTCTAGGTGTAAGCAGCTATGCAACTACAGTCAAACAGACTAAGTATCGTCGCGCTCAAGAGCACAAAGCTGAACTAAGAAAACTACAAACTGCAAGATCTAAGGTTGTAAAGAACCAGGGACTCTCTAAACAACAGAAAGTTAGAGAAATTCAAGATATCAACAGACGAATGATCCTGCTCAACAGAAAATACAGTGAGACTACGAAATGAGAAATGAGAAAACTGAGTATGATGGCGATCAGGACACTCGTCTCTCTCGACTAGAAGCAATCGTGGAGAACCTAGCTCTCGAAGTTAGGGACCTCAAGGAGATTATGGTTGCTTCCGGAAAGACTAATTGGAATGTTCTGGCATCGTGGGCAGCAGTTATTTTGGCTATCATCTCTATCGGTGCCTCAGGTTATATCTCAGACCTATCTAATCTAGAGAAGAAGATGGATGAGATCACTGCTAGGCAGATAGAGATGAGAGTCATTGAGGCTCGCATGGAGGAGCGCCTTCACTGGACACTAAAAGAGGCTGATCATCACGAATGATTTACTTTAACTATTCAGAATTTGACTCACCAGACCAACCGGGATCTGGAGAAGCCCACATGGACCCTGAGTTCTTAGAGATGCTTGATAAGGCTAGGATCATCTCAGGAGTTCCCTACAATATCACCTCTGGATTCAGGACTGAAGCCCATAATAGGAGTGTTGGTGGAAGCCCTACTTCAAGCCATAGGGACGGGTATGCCGCTGATATTGGATATAGCTCTAAGAAAGAGGCCCTTCGAATCATTCAAGGGCTTGTAAGAGCTGGCTTTAGGCGGATAGGGATGGCCAACACATTTATCCATGTAGATAATGACCCGAATAAACCGGAGGCCTACTGGGGCTATGAGTAACTTCATTTACAAACACGGCGTACTGAGTGTACTCGTAGCTCTATGGGCTATGGGTCTCGTAGGCTATGCTACATACATGATGTTCTCAGACATCTCATTAATTACCGCGGCTGCTAATGCTGCCTATGCATCTCTGCTGGGACTGCCTCCAGCAGCAATAGCACTTTATAAATGGAGAAATTCTAATGTGGGGAACAGTACTAAGCCTCGGTCCAAAGATTCTGGGGATAGCTAAAGGCAACCCTATGATCATAGGGGCTGTGCTAGCCATAGCATTCTCTGGATGGATTGGATATAAGGTAGCTCAGGCTAAATATGAGTCTGAGAAAGTTGAAGCTCTTGAAAACCTTATCATACAGCAACAGTTGATCTCTGAAGAAAACATGGAGATTAACGAAGATGTCGTTGAGGTTGTCGAGGTTATCAGGTGGAAAGAACGGGTAGTTCTTGAACAGGTAGACAATTATGTGGAAGAAAATTCTAGTGCTCTTGATTGCGAGCTTGATGCTGACGGGCTGCAGCTTTGGAACTCTGCAGGTCAGGAGTGAATACCCAGCACAGACGCTGGTGAAGTGTCCTCCTCGCGTGGATGCGACGGACGGTAGGTTTAAAGCGTTGATTAAGCATCACGTCCGACAGAACGCTCAATACGATGAGTGTGCTGCCAGACATAATGAGTTAGTTGACGTTATTCAGGAGAGATCTCAATGAACGTTGCTTGATACAACTTCAAGTAGCATCGGGCGATCTCTAAGAAGCCCATCTCCTCTTCAGTGATAGTACTCGGGTCTCTCCCATAGAAGTTAGCGACATACTCTGCAAGATTATCTGCAATCTTACCAAAAGTATCTCTCTCTTCTATGGAGAACCTTTCATTGCCATCAGACATCTGACGACTCCCCAATGATTTTATTGATCTCTCCAATCGAGTTATCGATTCGATACTGAAGGCCATTCAAAGCCAGTGAGCGTACCTCTGCATCATTCATGATCTTCAATTGCTGTTCAGTCTCAGCAATCACTTGGTTCTTCAATCCTTGCAGCTTATTCTTCTGCTGGATAAAACCCTTCATGATACCATCAAATTTCTTATGTACGTCAGTCATCATATTCTCCTGATTAATCCCAAAGGCTTCCTGTTAAGGTGCCAGTTTTAGCGTAGTCGGTGGATCGCTTTTCGAAGAAGTTGGTGTGGACTTCTGCGTTGATGATCCAATCAAGCCATCCCAGGGGGTTATACTTAACTCCATAGTTAGCTTTGAGCCCCAATTGCAGCAATCGTCTATCTGCGATATAACGGATATACTGTTTGACTTCTTCAGCCTCAAGACCCTCAATGCCGCCCATCTCAAAAGCAAGGTCGATAAAGTGATCTTCAAGTTCAACCATCTTTCTCGCAATCTCATAGATCTCCCTCTTGAAGTCATCCGTCCAGATCCATCGATGCTGTTTAATGAACTCCCTGAAAAGCCATAGCATTCCTTCGATGTGTAGAGACTCATCTTTGATGCTCCACTCTACGATGGTACACATACCCTTCATCTTGTTGAACCGCTGAAAGTTCATCAAGATCGCAAAGCTACTGAAGAGCTGTAAGCCCTCGGTGAAACCTGAGTAGACAGCTAGGCTTTTAGCCACACTCTCTAAGTACTCATTACTCCCCTCCTCTCCAACGATTTTGAACTGCTCAACATAGTTGTGCTTGTCCGCCATCTCCTTGAAGCTCGTGAAAGCTTGGTACTCTACCTCATCCATCCCTACCGTATCAAGTAGGAGACTATACGCATGCATATGGACTGACTCCATATTAGCGAAAGCTCCCATCATCATCCTCAGTTCCGGTAGTTTAAAAACCGGGATATAGTTATCGAAATACCCTTGAGCTACATCGGCGTCTCCCTGTGTGAAGAACCTAAAGAGCTGTGTCAATAGATTCTTCTCAGGAAGAGTAAGCTTGTTATTCCAATCAGATACATCTGTGTGGAGTGGAACTTCTTCAGGAAGCCATCCCATCTTCTGTTGCTGATGGTAGAACTCAAATGCAGCTGGATACTGAAAGGGTTTATAGTGTGCCCTTGTGTCCAGGATGCTGCTCATTACTTCACTACCTCCCCATCCACCTGGATATACATGATCTTGTCGGGGTTGAAGATTGTATACCCCTCATCACTGAAGATCCGTAACCAAGTTCCAGATGCATCAAACCATTTTACGTTGTTTAGAACAACTACTCGGTCTTCCAAGTACATCCTACGAGTCTTCTCATCCACGTTAACTCTGCTATGTGCAGCCATCATTATTCTCCTCTAGCCCTTTTAGGCCTTCAATCAAGTGGTCAAGGACTGCCTGGGCCTCAAGATACTCACCGTCCTTGATTAGTTCCTGGCAAATCTTTAACCACATCTCTGCATGTATTACCCTTCGCAATTCAGACATTCGTCTGCACTCCCGAAAGGATCATCTAGCCGAATTCTCTCTACACTTTCTGAGAGGTTCTCGGCCTTCCTTGCCCCCTCAGATCGACAGTAATAGAGGGACTTCATTCCCTTAGCCCAAGCTAGTGTGTGGAGCCTGGAGAACTTCTTGATATCATACCCTTGGTAGATGAACAGATTCACAGACTGTGACTGACAGAGGTAAATCTGACGATCCCCCGCTAGTCCAATAATGTACTCCTGGTCAATCTCCTTGGCAGTCTTGAAGACCTCTTTCTCCCATTCAGTCAAGCAGTCTATCCCTTGGACTGATCCATCGTCAACCAAGATCTGCTTCCAGACCTCATTTAGCCACTCTCGATCTCGTCCAAGCTCTTTCATTCGCTCATAGAGGATCGCCTCCAGGTGCTTATTCTTGATCTCAACCGTGCCAGTAAGAGTCTGCTGTACGTAAGCATTCGCTTTCCAAGGCTCGATGCTGGGACTAGTATTAAGAAGAATACTTGTAGAAGCATTAGGAGCAATAGCAAGAAGATGGGCATTACGTAGTCCAGTCCCGACCATATCCTCTGGCTCACCACGCTCTTTAGCCAAAAGCTTCGAAGCTTCAACTGCCCTCTCCTTAACCAATCTAAAGACCCTGTGGTTGATAGAAGCAGCCATCACATTCTCAAATGGAACATTCTTAGACTGTAAGTAGCTATGGAACCCCAAGGCTCCCAGACCCAGAGACCGCTCTGCTGCCGCGGACTTCACTGCTTTCGGGATATGCTGGGCATTCCTGATAAAGTACTCCAAGACATTATCCAAGTATCTTATAGCAAAGTAGATAAAATCTGGATCCTCTGACCACTCATCAAACTTCTCTACATTCACAGAGGCTAGACAACAGACCGCTGTTCGTTCATCGTTAGTAGGAAGGGTAATCTCAGAGCATAGATTACTGTGATGAATCTTCAGGCCTTTAGCTTTCTGAGTCTCTGGAAGATCTCTGTTAGCCGTATCTACAAAGAAGATATATGGCTCACCAGTAGCTGCTCTCAATTGCAAGATCTTCTCATACAACTCACGAACCTTTAGCGTACCAGTTACTTGTCCACTGTCTGGATCAATTAGATGCCAGTCAGGATCTTCCCCATTCTCAAGGGCATCTCTAACCAGTTCCATGAATACATCCGGGATATTAACTCCTTGATGAAGGTTCAAGTTCTTACGGTTGATATCGCCTCCGGAGGGCTTACGCATCTCCAGGAACTCGATGATCTCTGGATGGTCAAGATCCATATAGGCTGCATAAGAGCCCCTACGAGTCTTGCCCTGAGCCCATGCGAGCATTTGGCTATCAACTACGTGAAGAAAAGGTATGCTACCAGTGCTAACAGACCCATTGCTAGTAGTAGCTCCATCAGAACGTATATCGCCCCAATAGCCACCAATGCCTCCTCCGAAGGACGATAGCCAAGCATTTTCAGTATAGTGAGCATTTAGTCCTATCCGACTGTCAGGCACATAGTTCAAGAAACAACTGATAGGCATCCCACCCTTTGTACTCTTGAAGTGTGTACTATTAAAGCTATCAAGTGGGTCTCCTTCAGCCCAAGAGATCCTCTCAGGAGCTGTAGATAACTCAGGAGATGCCGCGGATAGCCACTGCATACTCAGGTACTGATAGATCTTCTCAGCCATCTCAGGATAATCGGAGAAAGCCCGAGCAGTACGCAAATACATCTCTTGTGGGCTCTCTTCTCCTGGAATGAAATACCTATCTTTAAGAGTGAGCTTTGCGAAGTCCGTCAGCAAATTGTCACGTTCATAATCAATCACTCCCTTCCTCCTTTACTATGCACATGGCTTGGTACAACTGGTCAGCGCGCATTTCGGCGTCGGCACCCTTTACTATAATCGCCCCTGGTTGATTCCATTCGGCTGGCTCATTCATAAAGAACTGATTCCATGTATCGACAGCCTCCTGATTGCTCTCGTTGGCCTTGATAGAAAACTCCAAGAGAGCTAACACATTCCAAGCAGCATGAGCTAAGTGAGCCAAGCCAGATTCCTCATCCACTCCATCCTGCATGAGATGCCGGAAGAGAGCATCTCGATATCGATCAGGATCTACGGTCTTCCAGCCATTCGGGGTATACTTCTCAGCACCGAACGTCCCAACCTTAGCAACCTCCATAAGCGCCTTGTTAAAGCCGCCCAATACCAAGCCAGCTCGTGGCTTACCCGCGTCGTATTTAACACCTGCTTCAGCGCTCATCACCGTCACCCTTAATAGTTCCTGCCTTCAACCGACCCGTCAGTTTATCCCGATTCTCAGCCATAATCTCCTCAGGGCTCCAACCAAAGTGATCGCATAGTCGAACCATAAACCAGAAGAGATCTCCCATCTCTTTTCGGGCTCGATCCATCGCTTCGTCAAGCCCATAGTCCCCGCGGTCATTCTTTGCGAATGCAGAGAAGAACTCTCCGACCTCTCCAACAAACCCGTTCATCAGATAGTCGTACTCATGCTCTTTTGGGTACTTGGCTACAGTTCGAGTAAAAGCCATGTAATCATCGATCAAGATCTTACTCATGTTGTTTCCTTAGTGAGTGATTTCATCATCAGATTTCCTTGCTACCAATGGATTCAGTTTGATAAACTTGATGTTATCAGACGGGATGATCAATAGAGGGATCTCAGATAGATTATCATTGTAGAAGACTAAAGTATCATTGGCACCCTCAGCATTCCCGAAGGCAGTACAAACTGCTTCCATTGGATCTGAACCATCGCGCCATACAATGGTGATCTTTGTTTCCTCATGTTTTCCGTCTGGAAAGTTCACAACAGCCATATATTTCTCCTTCTTCTGCGAGAAGATCCAAAAGAAACTCTCGCATCTCGTAGTTATTTTTTATCAAGCTCAGTAGGTGATCCACTTGAACTACAGCCAGTGTTGGCTTGCGGTTCTTTTTCATGATCAATAGAGGCTCATAGTCACCTTTATGATCTGTGGCCTGCTGATAAGCCTCATAGACATTCAGCTTTTCTACCCATTTACACTCAATAACGTAGGGCATACGTACTCTAGCAGCTGGACTAAGTTGGACATCCTCTCCACCCTGGCCCATACCCGTAGATCGTACATCATCTTCTTCCAGATCTTGGAACAAGTCTAATATACGATCTCGGACCTCCTGCTGTAGCTTACGCCCTTTCTGTTTAGCGCTCGCTGGTTTCAATAGCTACCTCTCATCTGGTGGAAGCCAGAGCTCCCCATCGTACTTTTGCATCCATAAAAGCCTAGCGATTTCCGTTACCCGCTCACGTAGTGGCATGTCAGGTTTTGGCATACGCTCTCGCTTCTTAGGATCATCAAGTGCATCCTTATAACACTCTAAGCAAAACTCCCACAGCTTCTGTTCGTCAGTTGTCTTAAGGGATTCAATCATCTTATCAGCTGTCTTCATCCCAACACGATAGATACCATAGATGTTATCCGTCATGTCCCCAACTAGCAGTTGCTTGTAGAAAAACTTGATACCCTCTTCCCAGGAGACTGTGAACAGTTGATTCTTAGGGACGTTAAAGTGATCCCCTGGAACCATGTTCAGGTCTTTATCCTGAGTTACAATGCAGCTCTGTCTCCCTTCCTTGCGGTACTTATACTGTGCCTTGGACATACCATCGTCCGCCTCACAGTTTGTCTCCATTGTTCCGCCGTATTCATCCATGATGAGATCTCTAGTGTACTGCCAATAGTAGGGCCTGCGCTCTACTTCTCGGTTTCCCTTGTACGGGATGATAGTACCTAGCTTATATCTGAAATTCCCATCATCGTCTGATGTGAGAAAGATCTCATATACAGGACACTTAGTTCGCTCCTTTATAAAGCGGAGTATACGATCTAAGTGATACCTTACAGCTACTACATTTCGTGGTATAACTAGCTCTTCGATCTCCCAGAAATCATTCTGGTCCTCTTCAAGCCATTCAACCAAGTCTTGCTTACAATCGAACGTCCAACGCTCTTTTGTTTCTGTGTTAATCAGGACCTTGAAGCTTTCTTGAGTGAGATGGCCGATCTTATAGACCAGCTCATCCCCATCAATCAAAGCAACTCGATCAGTGCTTGTACCCATCTCGAAGAGAAGCTACGGCAGCCACATTGCCGTCTGCTTCCGCTGCTTCCAATTCCTCTGAGTGAATACGAGCATCCCACTCAGCACTCAACTGCTCCAAGTAGTTAAAGGCCTGCGGTGCATAAGTAACCTCCTCCTCAACTACATCAGTCTCCTTGTTATAGATAATGTATACGTTCCCCTTCATTTCAGGGTCTCGCACACTCTCACCGACGATCAGTCGATAGACACCCATTTCCTTAAGTACGGTGCCTTTTAGCATTACAGGTCCTCCTTAGATACCGGCTTAAACTCTGAACCACCACCACCGGCGTATTCGACCAGTTCAATGACTTGAACTCCTTCCAGATCAGCAGACATACCGCTACCGAAGCTGTTGTTATACTGGTATGGACGGATCTGTACCAATACCAATGAGCCGTTGCCAATCTCTTCATTGAACGGATTAGCATCTGCATCTACAACATTCGGCTTTCCTGCCTCTTCGCCAGTCACCTTCAGTACGTTACGCTTAACCTTGAAGACGTTATTATCTCCATCCTTCTTGACTTTCAGGCCAGCCTCTCGCAGCTCTTGTGCGACATCATCCTCGACAAGTAGAGTAATGCTGTACTTTGCAGGTGGGAAACGGTCGTCTGGTTTCTGAACGTGTGCCCAATTTGCAATACCTTTTACCAACATAAGTTTATTTCTCCCTAGCTCCTTCGAGCTATCTAGATAACGGATAGCGGACTGCAAGATCGCAGGGTTATCTTGTAGCAGTCCAAGTCCAGTGTTACAGTTAGAGCATAAAAGCCCCCTAACTGCCCCTGTTTGATGGTCGTGGTCAACGCAGAGATGACCAGAGATAGTCTCGTCATCCGATCCACATATCGCGCAGCAACCATGCTGTTCATCGATCATAGTCAGGTAATGTTCCTCAGTGATACCATAACTATGCTTAAGGTGATGGCTCCTTCGGCCTTCAGTCTTACATGAAATGCAGTACATCGCCCTCCCATCAGGGGAGGATTCTTGTCGATGGAAAGCATCGAATGCCTTCTCTGTACCACACTTCGTGCAGACCTTACGACCTCTGGAGATATCATACTCTATCTCCTCTCTCGTTCGTGGCATACTATATTAGACAACCTCCTTACCAATAAAGTTCCATTAGTGAGTCTCAGCCCAGTTATTACCTACCATGTACTCAGCGTCCATAGGGATTCTCATCCCAAGATCGACACCTGCTTGGCGAATACTCTTCACACCAAGCTCGCCCACTCGACAATAGTGTCGGCTATAGATCCCATCATGTTCATGGATACCTGACCAGATTTGGTCGCCATAAGGCCTAGAGCGCACAGCTTCTAGGTTGTCCGATTCATAGGACAGTACAAACCTCTTAGGCACACCAGTTTGAAGTTCATCATGAACATTTGCAAGATACTCCCACTGAAGGCGCTCATCTCTCGCCCAGTGATCAAAGATCTGTGCAGACTTCTTCATGATGATTGAACCGCATGACTGAAATAGAGCGTTGAGAGCAGAGTGGCTAGACCGGATCAGGATCTTACGTCCATCGATACCGGGAACATAGCCATACTCTTCTGCCATACGCATGATCTTATCACGCAGTCGCCCTAAGCCTGGGTTGTTATCCCAAAACTCCTCGAATCGCGACTCAGCGATCTTCCTAGGAATCTTAAGAGTCTCAGCTAACTTAGGGACTTGTGCCCCATAAACGAGAGCATAGAATCCGTTCTTGCTGATATTTCGGTAGGGTGTGAACTCTGCATCGGCTTTCGTTAGCCCCTCAGTCTCTTCCGGAAAGAAGATATGAGCGTTATGCGAATGTACGTCACCCTCAAGTATCAGCTGAGCGAACTCGCCGCCATCAAACTTATAGGTATAATGCGCCATTACCCTAGCTTCTAGTCCAGCCCCATCCCAGCCAACTAAGTAGTCGCTTTGATGTGGTATGAACAGCTGACGCATCTGTTCCCCAAATAACACTTTTGGATCGGCCTTCGGCACATTAACGACAATTTTATGCTTCATCCTAGCGGTATTAGTTCCCGCTGAATCAGCACCGGCTGTCAACCTTCCGTCAGGTCTTAGCTTGTCGATCCAACCTTCGATTTGGGATTTGCGGTGAGCATAGGTATAGTACTCAGCGAGCTTTTTACCTATGGGAAGTTCCATCTGACTTAGTGTCTCAACTGGTTTCCCTTTGTCAGTTAGCTTCCATTTCTCACCACTTGGTGTCTTGAGCGTTGGTTTCCACCCGAGCTTAAGTAGCTGGTCCGCCAAACGCTCTCTTTTTGTTAATGATGGCTCTTCAAACGACACCCTAGTAAAAGGGCCACCAACCGAATGGACGTCCTCGCCCATATAGTTAACGACAGCTTGAGAATAGTCTAAGTTCTTCTTAAACGGCTTCTTAAGTTCTGTCCCGGCATACACCTCGTAGGATAGATAGGATCTGATGTCGCTATACAAGTCCTCTAGAATCGCATCCAACGTCTTGATGTGCTGGTGCGCGAGCTGTATGTCAAATGGGAAACCTGTGACCTCTTGTTGGTGTATGATCCAGGCTATGTATTGCTCTAGCTCAAACGCTGGAGCCCACTCCCAATCGCCTGCCTCCTCGATCATCTTGAGGAATGAGAGATGGTTGATCTCTACGTCCTCAGTACACCTATGAAGCATCTCCTTATCAAATGTTTCCCACTCATAGTAGGGCGGCTTACCGCGGCCCACTCGATAACCCCAAGTTGCAAGACTATGGGGAGTCATCTTGTCCAGTCTCCCTGTCAAGGGATTCACTACACTTGTAGGGCAGTTAACTGGCAATTGACGATCTGGGTTTAACACCTTAGAGATTACAAGTGTATCGACTACCTTCTCTAAGGGCCATGAGAAGCCCATAAGCTTCTCTAATACCGGTAGGTCGTATGAAATTATGTTATGACCTACAAGAAAGTCCGCGGAGTAAAGCTCATCTGTGGCATACTTCAGCGTATTCTCGTAATACTGGTTGACTGTGCCAGTCTGGAGGTCCTTTATTACGATACAATGTACTGTGTCCGGGTCAAACCCATTTGCCTCGATATCGAATACGAGGTACTTCTCACTTTTCAAGTCATACATTTACTCTCCTAAGGTGCATAGGGAGGGAGGTCCTCGCCTTCATCATCGAGCTCTATCTCGTTTATGAGATCTGCAAGCTCTTCCTCTGCATCCATTTGATCTCCATTAATCAGAGCTTCATGGATATCCGATAGTCGATACATAATATCTGTTTTAGTCATTGTCTACTCCTAATCAATAGGTCTTGATATTGGACAACAGGAACTCCATAAAGTTTCATGTTCTCCTCTACGCATACATTGAGATATCTTGGATCATCAATAGTATTCTCATGAACATGGCCATGAGCATTCGCATTCCCCCTTAGCTCTTCCGGATGGATAGGAGCATGAGAGAGCCAAATTCCTTTATACTCACAGAAACCGCGGATCACATTGAAGTATTGTGTATAGGCCTCTATACCCATGTCATCATGGTTGCCTAGAATGAGGTTCTTGGTTCCATTAATTCTTCCGATCTTACTCAGATGATGCCACCCATCTCCTGGTTTATCCAATGTACCTGGACGACCCCAAGAGACGTCTCCTAGCATCCATAGATTGTCTTTAGGATGAACCACGGAGTTGATAGCATCTATAAGCCACTCATCATGTTCATCTACATTGGAGCCCTTCCGATACCTATAAGAAAACTTTACAATGTTCTCATGGCCTAGATGTAAATCCGATATAAAATATGTCTTAGGTGATGCCATTCGGAACCTCCTGCTCTTGGATTTGGTAGAGTCGCACAAATGACCAATCGCATTGATCTGCTCGTTTAACGCTAAACGAGTCTTCTTTGTCTAGGGCGACAAGAAATGAAGCTATGCCGAGCTCTTTCACCTTCACCCACCTCGGCAACGGACGCTCACCACCTTTATGTACGATCCAGTCGGATTGTGCGAGTTTGGTGATCGGGTGGTCGATGCAATGAACAAATCTACCATTTCCGGAAGTTTTGCTTGAGCTTCCGTAAATAAAGACCATTGGAGTGCTGCCATCTACACCAGCGAAGTGGTGACGAAATGACAAGCCTTTTCGCCATACCAACGTATCCATCGGTAACCCTACCAGCGGGTGCGGCTTGGGGGCGATGCGGATTTCATATTGGCCTTTTATTGACGCGGCAAGGTCTTCTAATTCGCGAATCGGGTTCCACTTTGCGCCTTCAACTAACTTAGCACGCCACTCCACTTTTTCTTCCCGCATAAACGCGTCAAGGCAGTCTTGTGCGTGTTGGATTTCTGATTCTGTGTATTTCATAGCGTTTTCCTATATTGAATCCATCCCCTGAAATTGCCCGACCAAAGATCTTGATTTGAGTCTACATGAGTGATTCCCGCTTCCCACTGTACTGCGGGATTATAAACCTCCAAACAACGGGGATCTTCCATAGGGCTAGCCTGATGCTCGAATGGACTCATATGACCGGCTTCTTGAAGCATGTCATGCAGCTTAATATCCTTCTCGATGTCAGGATCGCTCTTATCGTGATTCTGGTAGGACACACGAGCACAGCGAGCTGCAGATAGCTTTTGGTACTGATGCCCGAATGACTGGCCATAGAAACGATCTTTCTCAGTTACGTAAGGAAGATGGCTATCGAAACGGCCCAGCTCTTCAGGCTCACAGTTATCCATAGCATCAGCCATGATTCGAGCCAGCTCATAGATCTCTGGTTGTGCATCTGGATGAAGCCGTAGATTAAAGAAGTTCTCCCATTCAGTAGCTGTTACAACAACCTTAATAAACTGGAATGGTTCAGTCAGTCGGTTAACGATCTGCTTATGATAGCCAGCATCGCTGAACCCCTTCGCATGGATACGAGACCAATTAGCTGCTTCGAGCCAAGCCTCTTCCCTAGAGTAATTATGACCTATTCCATAGTCCAATAGGACTTCTGTGTCCTGCTCTTCCGCGGCTTGCATTCCTGGCTTATTTTTGCCCCAATGAATGGGCATAGCTGGTTGTTCCCTGATCTGTTCTAGCAGCTTATCCACGGGGATAGCTCTGCTGCTAGAAGCATTCCTAGAGAACATCCGATGGGTCATGAACTCAGCATGAATAAACCGTGGATACTGTAACTCAAGAGTAGTAATGCGAATACCATTAGCAATGCTGTCGGCAACCACTTTGGCATACATACCTCCTTTACCAAATGATTCGGATTTATACAACCTTAACCTCCAAGCCCCCTTCGAACCCCTCAAGGATCAATGTGTCTCCATCAATAATATCAACTTTTAATTCACCAATAGGCGTACTGTCGTAAAGGAACTTTACTAGGATATTACCCTGGGAATAAGATAGCTCTTGCTTGTTCCAGAGTACAAAAGATTTACCATTCTCACATTTACGGATATAGGGTTTCCTATTGTGAGACAGAAGGTTACGTTTTACCACCTCTGAAAACATAACTTCCCCCTTAATAGGAGCTGGTGAGCACATCCAATCAAACATGGCCGACAGCCTCCTCAGCCTTCTTCAGCTTCTTCTTGAGCTGGCGAACGGGGTTAACGTATGGTATACCATTATTGATATACCGATAGCGTCGGCGATTCTTGGTCGCCAGCTTCTCTTCTTTCAATCTAGCCCTATAGTCCTCATAGGATTCGTCTTCGTATCGTTTGTTAGACAGTTTCATTCTAAATCTCCTGCGGTAAGGCCCCAGTCACCCTCTTGGTTGAGGCGGTAGTCCTTAGTCCACCGTTCTTTTTCTGACATAAAAAATTGTACACCAATACCCTCGCCGTGTATGCCATGAGTATCGGATCCCTCTCCCATTAGAATACTCATAGAGGCATTATACTTCTCTAGTAGGTGTTTCAGTTCCGCTCTGAAACCTGCGAGCTTAATGTTCTCTTCCATTCTCTAACTCCTATTCGTCTGGCGCTCATAATCCGCCAGCGCAGTAGTGAGTATCTTTTGCATGGACTTCAGCCCATTGTAATCTAAAACTATGGTCGCCCTTGGGTCTTGAAGAATCTCGGCTGCATGTTCATGCATACCTTCTACAGTCCAGCGTGACGTTTCGGCCCCTGGGTCAAATATCATCTGAAGCTGGTAATTCCCTCGGTCAGATTTCCCGTGGTAGAGCTCTATTGAGGTAGGGCCGCAATACTTATTGCCTCTACACATTACATTTGTACTCCTGGTGGGACATTGGGATTGAGCTTCTCTACAGGTTCATCGATCTGCTGGATGCAGACAGCCTGATAATTAACGATAGGCCTGCCAATAGACTCTACGAGAAACTCTCGTTCATCGAAGCACTCATTCATAGAGTCGTACTCAGCATACGCGTCGATGCTGGGCTCTCCGAGTGCTACAGTTAGATAGACTAAGATCCACTTCATAATAATTACTCCACATAACTAAGGGTTTGTACCCTAATCGTATTTACCTTATCACATTTAGGGCATATAAACGATTGCCCATTGAGATCTGCTGCAATAGCTGGAGGCATATCGTGGATCCCATATGTCGACAAGGAGCAATCTCCGGCTTTCGACTGTGCCTCAATAATCTCACCACAGTTAGTACAGTGAAAATTCACTTCATCAAACATGCCCATTCTTAACCTCCTTATGAAGCCGGTTACGTCGGAGCTCGAACCACCAGCACGTTAGTTTTCCGTAGCCTTCTCTTCCCCACAGGAATCTTTCTACGGTTGAAACAGCGTTCTCTAAAGTAGTGCTCATAGCTCCTCTGCCATATCCTCAGGACGTTTCTCAAGCCACCTACCAGTATCATGGTGATACTTCAGCTTAAACGTTGTACCGGTCGCTAACCCGGTGTTGCGATCTTTCAATACACGGAATGTTGTTGTGTTCCTCTCATCTTCGTCTTCAGCTTGGCTATTACGCTCAAGACCAAATAGAAAATGGCTCCAGAACACGATAGAACCTGACCCTTTAAATTGGTCGGCTGTGACACGTCCGCCCTCTTCGTGCGGAGTTCCTGCTGGTTTACGCAGGTGTGAGATATAGAAGATTGTGCAACCCAGCTCTTCCGTTAAACTGGCCAATTCTTCCATAATACGGTTGAGTGCCTTGTACTCGTTATCCTCTTGAGCAACAAGTGCTGTTAGATGGTCTAGGAAAATATCCTTAATTCCTAGTGCTGTGACCATATACTTGATCTTAGATCTGATATGGTTCCAGTCTTTTGCTCCGAAGTGGTTGTATAGGTACACCTTACCCTTAAGACTGTTGATCCCGTCCTGCAGTTCATCTACCGTCCAGTCTTCACCTGGAATATGGAACCTCTTGTTGAACTTCTTACCTGCAAGCACTTTAAGTGTTTTGGCAGCAGGCTCTTCAAGAAACAAGACTCCAACAGGAAGATTATGGACACTGATGACGTGGTTAATAATCTCTTTAAAAGCTTCAGTCTTACCTGCACCTGATCCGGCACCAATACCGTAGAGCTCTCCCCTCCGATAGCCAAACGTAGCTTTAGTAAGAGTAGGCCAAGGGAAAGACAAGCCCCATTCGACAGGCTTCATTGCTTCTTCGGCAATATCTTCGACTGAACAAATACCATCAGGCCTAGTAGTCGATGCATTCCAGAGAGAATTAAAGAACTCATCACCCTTATTGGCTTGCAGAAGATCATTAGCATCCTTTTCAGAGAAGTGCATAACCTTCACCTTGCCTGGAGTCAGAAGTTCTGATACCTCTTTAGCGGCCTTCTGCCCTGGCTCATCCTGATCGAACGCAATTGCGATGGACTCGAATGTTTCGAGGTATTCGATATTATCTCGGATCGCTCTTGTATTAGCCCCATTCGGCAGAGACACGACCTTGTAATTCTTCCCACGCTTTTGGAACATCTGCCATGCGGACATTGCATCAAATTCACCCTCAGTGATTACAAGCAGCTTCCCGCCTTTAGGCGCTGTTTGCTGCCCAAATAGGGTATTAGCCTGTTCAGTTCTCTGTATGCGAAACTTCTTATCCGCGTCTCTTGTCTTGTATCCTACAAGCCTTCCATCCTCCGAGTAGATAGGATAGTGAACCTCTGCAATCTCTCCGGTCGATTCGTCCACAGAGCAACGGACCCCGAAATGCTCGCAAGCCTCCTTAGTCAGGCCCCGATTAGGGATGGCGATGATAGTACTCTCCGCCTTAATTTGGTCAATCATCTGACCTCCAATTGGTTTAAAAGATTGAGGAGGGTCCTTGATTCCCTCCGGATCTACGCCCCTCTGTGGAGTGTTGCAACTAAAGCAATACCCCGTGATACCTCTCTCTCCTGAGTCGTAGATCGCATAAGCATCCGACGATCCACAATCAGGATTAGGACAAGGCAGGCCAGACTGTATCAGCTTGCCTTCAGTCTTCATATATTCATCTCCTAGGACTTATTTTTTAAGATTAACAGTTGATTCTCTAGATGCCGAATCTGTTGCTCATTTCGAAGACGCGCATCCTTCTCAGCAGCCTCCTGCTCCTCGGGAGTTAGCGGTCTCATGTACCAGACACGAACAAAAGCATACGTCTCGTCATACTCAGTGTCCCAATCAACTTCGAAATTCGCTTCATCTCGATATTCGACTGGTACCAAAGACAGAAGTTCCTGAAACTTCTTGATGGCATCTTTAAGGTTGTTATTAATATCCCAAGCTCTGATGTGAGCTACCTCTACGGTTTTAGATCCGACATGTCCCTTGAAGCGAATCATGACTTAAGCCGCCTTAGCTTGCTTACCAAGCTTGAAGAGCATCCGCTTAGCTGCTTCCCAGTTTGGTTGGAAGATAGAGGGATCCTCGTAATCACTGTAATCCCAGCATGAACCATCCTCCTCCAGGTGCTCAATGGCCTCATAGTCTCCAGACCTATGAGCGAGGATGAGATTACTCAATGACTGAACCCCACCATATTCATGAGCGTATTCAGATTCGCCACTAGCGTTGATAGAATCCTTGAATGGCTGTAGATCAAGGTCTCCCATGAGATCAATGAATCCTTTAATGCTGCCAAAGGCCCTATTGAGTGGCCGGAGGTATGAAGAGTCGTTGCAAGACTGAGCATCATAATCCTTCGAGAGACTGACGAAGTCCCCCTTTGCTGATGCTGTAGTAGCTACACGGAGCAGAAGAGTGTAGAAGGACAGGGATGCTGGGTGATCAGCCCACACTGAATCCCCCTCTGCCAAGAAGTATCTGGCATTTAAAAGCGGATCACTTGATTCGATCTCCTCTACCGTAGTGAGTCCCTTTCCAGTCTCCTTAAAGACCTTGTTCAATGGCTCGATATTTTCCAGGAGATACTTAGCTTCTCCCTCAGAGGATACTCGCATAATAAGACGAGTCTTGTCCCTATCAATAGGGTTGTCCTCACCGTCGAACTCAAATCCATAGATCTTCGGGATAGCCTCGTTCCAAGCAGTCGACATGACCGCATCACCGAGGAAGTCGCGGCACTTAACCCATTCGTGCTGAGCTACAAGCGACCCATCCTCCTTCTTAGACACGAAGGTCCACCGAAGAGTTCCATCCTGACTGATTTCAGAGAGGTCGCTACCATAGATGTCATCGAATTCAGTAAACTTTTTCATCATTAAATCCCTCGAAAATCCCAACCATTTTGAGAAAGGCAATGTTTGCAGATAGGGCGTCCAGCAGAATCCCAACCGGTTTCTTGGTCATCCTCTGGATCAATGTCTCCACCACACATCTCACAACCGTTTTGAATCAGCTCTTCCCAACGCATCTCAGAGACCATCTGGTTCATTGGACCACAGCGATTCAGCTCAGGGGAGGTGTCTATATCCTCCTCAAGGATTGCAGGAGATTCATCCTCTTCTTCAACCATGAACATCGGATTTTTCCCGAAAACCGTGTAGTACGGTTCATCACCATAGACTACGCAGCTGCATCCAATAACGTCTACGACAATCGGATCATCCTGCATACTCTCGTAGGTTTTTGCCTCTAGTCCCGGGACGTGGATCTCTGCCTCTTTACCAGAGGGAGTGCTTACAAAACCGATGAGCTTACCGTGAGTGCTATTCACATCCGTTCCAGAGACTTTATAGTACTCAAAGTCGATAGGTTCAAAAGTGACCATATTCCCAAGCTCTAGCCCAAGATTCTTCAGGTGAGCTTTAGCAACGTCTTCTTTAGCTGCTTGCCCAGAGACTTGATTTGAAGACGAATTGGCAGCGCTCTGGGAGTTACTGCCACCCGCTGGTGTGTGGTGATTGCCTCCTTGATTACCAGTTCCACCGGGTCCTTGATAGCCGTACTTCTCATACCAAGACTCATAGATCTCGAATTCCTCGACCTCGTATTCCCGAGTATCTTCTGGGTCCATCGAGACATGGACGCCGGGCTTGAGAGACCATACATCCTCGATGTCAAACCTATTCCTTCCAGCCAACCACTCCAGCATCCCAGCCTCTGACGCTAGCAGCAGAGTATTCTGCTTCTTCTCATACGCCAGATGTAGTGGTCGCTGTTCGTTACGAGCGAAGTGAATCTTCTCATCACGCATGTCATACCAGATAAGCGCATAAGCCCCATCAAGCTTCTCTAAGATAGTCTTAGGATCGTCCGTCTGAGAGAGGGCGTAAGCGATTGCTTCGGAATCTACATCAAATTTGGTACTGCCAGGAAGATCATTCCAGTAGTCCAAGGTCCCATTATGGACCAGGGTCACGTCTCCATGCTGGAATGGATGGGCCGTATCGTGATCGATGCCTCCCATAGTCGCCCAGCGGTTGTGTCCGATAAGAATCTGAGTCTTCTGAAGCTTAGACAGACTGCTGTCCACATACTTCAAGTCCAGGAAATCATTAGCGTGATAGGCTCGCTTAAGAACCTCGACTGAAGGGGTGGAGTTAAAGAAATTGCTCTTATCCACCTTGAAGAACCCAGTTGAATGGGGGCCGCGAATTGCATCAGCGATCAGAGCATTCTTAAAGAACTTGCCCCTATCGATATCATTGGCAGCACCACCAGTACTGATAACACCAACTAGTCCACACATTAGCAAGATACCTCTAAGAAGTTTTTAAATGATTTGGAATATGCCGAAGGCTTTCCGGGTAAGTAAGCAGCCCTATTGTGCGCTGCATGTTGCAGAAGGATCGATTGCACATTGCGTGCCCCTCTCAACATAGTACGAGGTTCCAGGGTTTTCTTGAACCTCTCAGCGATGTCTTCTGGGAAGACTTGATCGAGAATCCTGTCAAATCCCTGACCAGATATTGTCTCTGGGAGCTTCATCAAATCAAACGTACCTTTCACAGCTGCCTTACGGATAGACAGAAGAGTATTGATCCATCGCTTGACTGTGCCACCGTCATAGCACCCTGGGAAGACACGAAACTCAGCAGTCCCAAGAGTCCTGAGAGACTGCAGGTTCAATGCAGAATACTTTGGCCAGTACTGAACAATGGTACGAAGCGCATCTGCTGAGAAATCACTCTTGATCAGCGTAGACAGGTTATCCTTCAAGTCAGAAGATTTGCTGATTGGCAGGCAGTAGTTATTGCCCACTCTCTCAGGGGACTCAGAATTCAGGATAGTCTCCTCAAACATCACGTAATACAAGAGGAAATTTGCCAGCTGCTTAGGAGTCAGATCAGATACATCGACGTGGATGTGGGTGGAGGTTCGCGGGCCTACCGAAGGAAGCCGCCGCCCCAAGCTCTTCAGCTTAGCGATGGATTGATCTAAAGCCTCTAGCGCTACGCCAACATCGTACCCCTTAATAGGTTTTCCATCGCAGCTGCTGATCAATTCACAGCAAGTTCCGCGGAGGGAATGATCATGCTCCCATATCCAGTTATTCTCACGAAGGAAAGTCGAGGAATACATGGACAAATCCGATACATCTTCGAGCTCAAGCTCAATCCCCACTTGGACATCGGAATCGATGATCGATTCATCTGATTCATGGCTTCGAGTATCCGGATAGATACCGAATAAAGGACCTACTTGATTCGTCATGAATAATTCCTCCAGTTAATAAATTTCAGGTTCATCTGTATCCCCTTCAGCTTCAAGCTCATCGAGGAACGCCTCAAAATCCAGCTGAGGTGCGGGTGGCTGTCCGTCAGGTGTCTCGACCCAATGAGTAACAGTATTCATTGTTGTCGGGGGATTGTGAGCCATCGCAGCTTTGAGCTCTTGCCAATAGGCTGCATCATAGGGCTTGGAATCAGGCATCTCGGTTATTTCATCATCAACCTTAAACCCGAGCTCTTCGAGTTCCTCACGATACCTCTTCAAATCCTCAGAGATCAGCTTAATATCCCCTGAGTCTAGTGAATAATGCCCAATAACACGACCCTCTCGGGCAACTTGAAACTCTTCTCTCTCGTAGGAAAGATGGATGGAGTAATCGTTGGACAATGCACAGCCTATTCGCTTCCCATTAGCCAGCTCTTCAAGAGCATCCTCTAGAGTCCGATATTCCGGACCGTTCCAAGCCCGGAACAAAGCTTCGGCGTAAGGTTCCTCAGTGAAGATGGAGGCAGCGAGAGCCTCTGACTTTGCAGGATCCTTGTAGGCTATGGAGTACTTAGATGGAGTCTTCCGGTACTTATAGTTCCCCTCCACATCTGCAAGACGCGAGAAGTACACAGCTCTCGGACCGATTTCAAGAACCCCCAGCTCTGGGAAAGACAGCTCTAACTCATCTATCTCTGCCCCTATTTCCAGCACGGTATCCCAGCTGTTTTTGTGCGGGTAACTTCCCAGCCTAAACCAAGCTAGGTCAGCAGGGATAGACTCATGGTCATCACTCTCGTATTCACATGAATCTTCATGCTCTTCATTAAGACCAATAGAATAGATGAACGCTGGGATAATAGTCTTATTCGGCAACTTCACCCCAACGAAAGTGTTGGAATACTTTACATGAAGATCGTGAATGGTCTCTCTGTAAGGCATCGGGCCTCCTATGCTACTAGCAAATTAAGGTCAGCGCAGTAGCTTTGGGCTGCTTCCACGTCAGACTCGTTAATGATTCGTTGAATCTCCGCACCATCAAGAGCACCGTCTTCGAGGTAGTACATGAACTCCTCAGTGCGTTCCAGGCCCATCTTGATTGCTTCGAAAGCCCATCGCAGAGTTTCATCAGAGCGAAGCCAGAAGTTGCTCAGAGTGCGATACTCGATCCCATTGAATGGATCTTTCGCCCCCATGAACTTCGGACGGTGGCATCCAGCCTTGCCGTAAAGGGATCGACGAGTGCTGTCTGGGTCCATCACAACAGACGGGAGAGCCGCGGCAATATCGCATGCTTTGACCACATTAGCACGTCGGATAGCTTCTGCACGATTACGTGCGCTGTCCAAGTAGTCCAAACTGATATGAATATGCCCAGCGCCTGAACGAAGGTTGGTAGCACCCAGATCAGGAGGATTATTAATGCTGAGGCTCCAAGCATTAAAGTCTGGCTCACATCCTGCGGCCTTAGCTTTGGCGTGGTCGAGCTGGTCATCATCGAAGACCCCGGTAGGTTGAACAGATACGGACAGATCGAGCGGCTTGATGATAGTAGTGATATCGTCCATCACCAGCTTATGATTCTCGATGAATTCCTCTACAGTCGCAGAGGGTTTGGAGTTAAACTCCAGAAGGACATTGTCCTCTTGGACAGATCCGTGATTGGTAATACGTGGTTGCTTCTTTGTACCGCCAATCTTTCCGATAGAACTAATGAGCTTACCGCTCTTATCCTTCAGAAAGATCTCTGGGTCAGAGCCTAAAAGAAAACCGTGCATTAGGTGTTCCTCCGATTACTTAATCTTTGAGTCCAGTACCTTGACAACGCTGTCAATGAACTTGTTGATCTTCTTGATCTTACGAGTGATCGCCTTGCTTTCGGTCTGGATAGACTGGAGCTTAGCTCGCTCAGCCTCAGCCTTAGCGATAGCATCAATCAGTTCATCTTCTGACATTGTGTTAACATCAGTACCGTTTACCAGTTGGCGGGTTTCGAATTTAAACATTTCATTTTCCTTTACATTGGATGGCATAGGTATGCATGGCTTGGTGGAGTATGCAATCGCAATACTCCTCGATACAGGTAGGCCCTCTTTTATCAGTCTCTTGACAAGGTCGTCATAAGTGAAACGCAAGTTATCCTGCAGATGCGACGGAAGGGACTTTTCAATCTTAATAGCCCTGACTATCGACTGCAAGACAGATCTCTGGTATGAGCCCCCAGCCTCTATCGCCTCAATAGCGTTCTTATGCCACTTAGGGTCATTACGTATCAGCAGTGACAAGTGAAAGAGGCTATCCTCAGTTAAGTTTACCTCATCATTCATAGACATCCCTCGTGCTGATGCGTATCCCATTGGCAACGTTGGTTTGGCTGAAGTTAGCCTCCCTTTCAATGCTCTGCGCTAGGTGAGCCGCTGATATAGCCCCTGCAAGCATCTGCCCATCTAAGAGTTCGATGATGTACTCAGCTGCTTTCAACGGGGTTGAGCAGTACCTAATACCGCCATCTGATGTTACTAAGTAGATCTTGATCATGCTACATCCTCGATGTACTTCTTGATAGCACCAACGTAGGCATCAACAGTCGTGTCCCCGCTCAGGCCAGGGGCCGTATTAACTTCAAGAACAACAGGAGATCCATCGACATTGATCACATCAACAGCACCGAAGATAAGACCAAGGGCTTTAACAGCTCGGATAGCCTCTGCTTGGAATCCATTAGGGATAGGGATATCTGATCCATCAGCATTCTTACGAGCAAAGATCCACCCGTTTGCATGAGATCGGATAGACTTCTCAATCCCGATAGGAGGCTCACCAGTCTTACGGCGCTTCTTTGCATGGTCGATGACCTTACCATTGAAAACATGGAAGCGGTATTCACCCTTAGACTTGTTGAACTCAGTGAACAGGTGAGCTTTCGGCAGGTATGTCGCCTCGTTAGTCAGGACAATACCTTGCCCAGAGTGACCAGTCAACTTGGTCCGAGCTGCGAGAACAAGGCCGTCGTTATGCAACCACTCTAAAGCCTGCAAGTAGTCATCAGTGTACCGGGGGATCTTGACCCCATGTTCAGACAGCAGGTTAAAGGCCAACCTCTTATTGGATGCCGTATGTACGATACTGGGGCTGTTGAGTACACCATCTTCGGCTGCCCATTTAACCGCACGAGAAGAGCCCCAGTTAACGATGATATCTCCGGGCTTGTAAACGTAGGTGGACCCAGTGGTCTTCAATCGACGATTAGGGACGCCTGCCTCTCTCAGAGCCGTGCTAAGGGCCTCTGCACTAACCGATCCAGATACATAGGGGTTGATAAAAAGTCGCATATCAGGACTCCATAAGCTTTTTAACTGTGTAGAAAAAGTACTGGTAGTACTGTGAGTGTGATGACATCCATTCGGGATGTGGCTGGTGCCCAAGTGTCTTGGTGTTAGGCCAGTAGACCACCTCTGGGTCTATTTGATCTCCAGCATCGTCCGTAGTACCAAAAGCAAGATGTCCTGGGCATATCTCGACAGGATTCGACTCCCTTGCATAGAGAAGGATCTCCGCATCTGGGGTTGGGACCATCATTTGATGATGATCTGAAGACACTAGAAGAATCTTTGCGCCGTCGTCACTGTACGCTGTGTGGTCACCGTGATGCCCCGTCATGTGCTGAACACAAGTGCCACCATTCAAGTAGCAGAGGAACTGAGCCCCGCGGCAGATGCCAACAATAGGGATCTTCAACGACAAAGCTGTCCTAGCTACATGAAGCTCAAAGGCATCCCTACTGGGGCTTGTTGGCCCACATTTTGGATCCTGTATGTACCCGAAAGACAGCGGATTAACATCCTCTCCCCCGGTTAGGCACACCAAGTCTGCTTGAGATATATAATCATTTATATCTGGGTGATCTGAGAGAAAATCATGTGGGTCGATGTTGTATACGTTCGCCCCCTCAGATTCGAATAGGTCGACATAGTCCAGATCTCCTAGTACAAGTACCTTTTTGCCTGCAAGTTTCATTTACGCTCCTCTATAAACTGTTCGAAGAAATTATCAATAGCTGTCTTATCCCAACTGCTAGACCCAACAATCCTAAGTGGGTGAAGACTAGCTTCTTTGATGAGATCGCTGAAGTTATCCACCACGATCTCCAGGAGGTCTTCAGGTAGCGCACTCGTTCTCTCAGCTATGTTCTGATGCCCGGGCTGTGCCAGACAGAATTGAGACCATTCGTTAAACGTATCAGTGAACCTCTTAACGATGTGGCCTGAACCAGCCAGGATACTCCTAATAAAGTCATCACCCTCCTCTCCAGGAGACCGGATAAAGGACAACAGAAACAAGGTAGAGATCTTTCCAGATCCCTTATGGAACTTGAGGGATAGGTCATCCTCCAACCATTCACCCAAGTCCCTTTTAAGCAACTCTTGGTACCCCAATCGCTCAGTGCGCGTGAGTGATGAGAAATCTGGCCTGATTACGAAATGGTCAACCTCTTCATACGCTGGAGAGATCATACCATCGTATTTAAGCTCGGCTTCAAATTCCTCTTCATCAATCAGGTGCCTAATGCAGATAGTTTCGTGTTCCAATACCTCCCCGGACTTCAGATGATACTCGATCACGTGCATAGATACCCTCCTCTGCTTCTTGAACATGCGTCATCCAGTTTCCAGATGGGACTGGTTGAGCACCGCTGGGGACGTTGGCTGTTTCCATGAAATACAGGTAAGCCTCACCCCAAGGAGTGGGGATTCGTTTCCTGTCATATAGGTCTGGATAGCCCTCCAGTGTATCCAGTACATGCAGGTCCTCTACCTCGTACACTTCCAGATAAACAGAGTGTTCACCTTCAAGTGTAATTGCAGGATACCATGTCAGATCCCACATAGTAAAGGACGGTGGGGTCCAGAAGCCACCCATCGGCTTCCCTCCAGCATCCTTCATGATCGCATGGTTCCCCATGTCCTTCCTGAGAGTACCGTATACAGCTACACGTGCGACGGTCTTTTCAGCCATCTTAGCGCCCCCAAGGAGCATACAGTGGGTCCTGAGTGCAAGAGGTGCAGGTATACAGATTTGCGCTCAGAAGCTCAGCGATCCTCTCACAGTGGTCGTATGTCCCAGAGACATAGATGCTGACAGGTGGCTTCACGTTGCCGTTAGGGTCAGTAAAGCCCTCAGCATTGAACCAGAAGCCTCGTGGCTCCTCTGAGGCATTGGCTCCAAGAGAGGCCAGCGCGATGATGATAGTAATCAAAAGCTTCTTCATTAGCTGAGATCCTTTTTGATCAAACAGTATTGAGCAGTCACATCGACCCAAGCCTTTGCGGATGTGCCGAACGTATTGGAACTTGACCATACCTCTCCATGAGAAAGGGAGTAGAGGGTATGATTGCCATTCGGTCTCTTGACGCAAAGATAAAGCTTGTTGTTGAAAGTGGAGCCCTCACCAATAACACATCGGTATATGTGCCCTGGGATTGCCTCTGGGTAATCAGATGGGAGATGTTGAACTTTCGGTTTCTCACAGATTTCCATGATTGAACTTTCCTCAATCCTATATGTCTAATAGTCTATTAGACTGGTTAGATGATAAGTAGAGAAGGATGATAAGTCCTATAGGACTATTAGACTATTAGTCTGATACGACTACCTTCTTAGCTACAAAGATATGACTAGCAGATCCAGCAGCCCGTTGGACAGCCTCTTCCTTAGTCGGATAGAATCGGATAGATCCGTATATGGTCATGTTACAGTAGGTCTCCCCTCCCTGTTTCAGCAATGGTTTCAGATTGCTTTCGATGTTGTCAGCCTCGACAGGTGTCATCCTCGGGCCACCTGCATACCATTGTGCAGCCTACCCTCACGCTTGAATCGGCTCCATCGGGAGAGCTGGCTCTCACTGATGCCCAGCAGCTTGACAAAGTGGTTGTACTGTACATCAGCAGGACGTGACTCCAGCAGGTTAACAGCCAAAGCGGGGATGTCAGTGCCTGCAAAGATCCTACCTCGACGGGTCACATCGCACTGGTTTGCTCGCTCTCGAAGCATTACCACTTCTCGAATGAACGAGTCATGTTCGTCCTCTTCAGGGTGCAACTGGATTACGTTACTCACTGATATTCTCCTGATAAGATAAATTTATGGAGGCTCTCAGCCCCCGAGATGGGACATAAGTAAACCTTATGGCTTACTTTACTGTTGAATAGGCACCATCTGTCAGCCCTCCTACTGGGAGTCGATGGGCATGCTCTGCTCAAGGCATGATTTGTAGTGCTGAATCACCTAGCACATTGTTAAAGATGCACTGAGTACTCGGCTCCATGCGCTACCCAGATGAAGGATCCTCACGCAGTTTCCTTGCGGCAAGCTTTCAGTGCTTTTCAATTACTCAGATTCAGCCTCCTCAGCCTCCTTGAGGTATTTGTCCATTGCTTGCTCAAGGACCTCCAGGGATTTCCCACCAAGCTCTTGTACCCGCTCATTCTGAGCAAGCTCAGTGACACCATAGGCAGCCAGCATCTTGTATGCAGTGTCCTTCTCGGGGATGATGGCATTCAAGGTCCCGCCGATAATCCAGATGCTGAAGACTACAACCCAAGCCCAGCGCAAAGGTCTTGACCCGCTGATGCCTGCCCAGAAGTTTTCCCAATCCTCTGAATCACTGGTACCCGTGTCTTTACTAGCAGCTAAGACGCCCGTGATCAACGAGAACACAAGGGCAAAGAACCCCAGAATAAACGCAGTCCCAGCTGCCGGGAAAGGGTTCCCAGCGAAACCATCAATGAAGTAGATGATCCACATTAAATCCATGACTAGCCCCTCATAAGGTTGTTTGTGATGTTGGACATGAGACGTTGACGCAACATCTCCCAATTCTGCTCTTCCTTGGCCAAGACCTCGGTAAGCTCATCAGGGCTGTAGTCAGACATCTTCGCCATGATACGGCGGAAGGCCCTTGACTGGTCAAACGTGTACTTTGAAACCCGCTCAAGGGCCTCGGCTCTCTTCTGCTTCTTAGACTTCATAAAGCCTCCTCAGAATGATGAAAAATAAGATGGAGAGTAAACCCAAGCAAACCTCTCCTGGAGCTAGCGCCCAAGACGTGATATCATTGCTAGCTTTCCCAATGGCTCCGGGCGATGATAGTAGTCAGCAGTTCGCCGCCCCATTCACGACTACAAGGACGAGGGCACCGAAGAATATGACAGCGTTACTGACCAACGCTGTGAAATCAGCAACCCGGTTTCAGTTTACGGGATTATGCGACAAATGTGTCCGTTAATCCCTAGTTATGTTGCTTTGTTGAAATCTTCCAAAATCGTGCTGATGGAATCCCATGCTTCCTTAGAACATTCTCTCTCGTCGATCCTGCCTAAAAGATCAAGTGCATCTCGCAAGATAATTTCATCGCTGTAATCAGTAAGAATATCCGCATAAGCATCAATGGCGTCCCAGATGCGCTCTAGTTCTCCATCATCAAGAACATTAAACGCCGGGTAATTCTTCCGCACAAACTTAACACATTCGTACATATTGGAATTGTTGTCGTATGCGTATGCCATCGCATAATTAATATCGCTAACTTTCGGTATTCCCATCTTTATAGCTCCAGCCCCCAGATAGCCGCGGTAGCAGCCCAATCCACCTTGTTGTTGGTGAGTTTACGGATAACCATGCTTGCCTCCTACGTGAAAAGGATGATGATAAAGGGCAAGACCATGAGGGCCGCAACAGCAACCCAACAGGCAATGAGAAGGTGGTAGGTATTAAGAAGCCCCACTTGTTGCCTCCAGGATTTTCAGGTAGATCTCAACCGAAAGGCCTACAACCCCAATGGCACAGAGAAAGATGAAGAGCCACCCCAAGATGCTGAAGAACATCTCTTCTGTTAGCAAGAAAATCTTCATGATACCTCCTCGGCTGCATTAGCCTTAGTCTCAGGCCACGTGACCGGAAGCCTGCTGATGTTCTCAGCATAATCCTTTGGGTCATGCTTGAGGAAGAAGTTGCGGACAGCCTTAGCGATACCCTTCTTGCCTGCCTTGTGGCGACGATGTTGGATCTCGATGGCTTGTTGAACGGTGCGAATCATGTCTTTATCTCCTGTTAGGTACAGACAATATTGAACTAGACCTATAAGAGCTATAGGACTATGGAATTAGTGCTAGTCTTTCCTAGCAGTCAGGCCAGTCCTATTATGCCGCTACTCATTAGCATGAGCAGCTCGGCACCCCAAGTAGTTGACCAGACATACAAGGGATGGGTTACTTCTTGTCGTCGGGGAACCGACGGTTCTTCTGGTAGGGGATATGCCCACGAGCCTTGTCCTGAGCGGTCTTCCCAGGGCGTGCGACACCAGTCTGGTCGATGCAGTTCTGGTGGGTGCGAGGGCCTTCTACCGGACGGTATTTGTTACGTTCTAAAGCCATAGCAGTAGTCTCCTGTAGGTAATGCTATTGGTGGTGGTTGGTGATGGGGGGAGCGCCGGCAATGATAGTATCAGGCTACTCCTCCCTCAGTGATTTGCTCAACGATACCCTTGACAGCTACATTGATAGCAGACAATGGGCTGTTCTTGTCAAGAGCTATCTTCTCAAGGGATTGGATGGCCTGAACACGTGGGTCATTACATGCATTGATGTATGCAGCCAGTGCCCTGTCACCCATACCCATCTCAAGGAAGGAAACGATCTGTTCTTCAAGGGTCATTAGATCCTCCCAGGTAGTTGACGATCAGGCCAGTAACCCGATCATACCTCAGCGGGTAGCGGTGGTTGGTGACTGTGGTCTGCCTAGTCATATGAAGCAGCCCCTCTTTACGCCGCCAATCATAGGCAGCAAGGTCCCCATCACATATCATGATGGGATCATCCGAACCATACATGTAGATGTATGATGTGCTCTCAGGGTAGAGAGCATGCTTGAACTGTTGCATAGCAGTCACCCTATCAACTGAGCAAGAAACCAGATGGTTCCTGACACAAAGAAGCTAACACTGGAAACCCAGTGAACGAAGTCGAAGAAGCTGTCATCATACATGATCAGTCCTCCTTGTGTGGTGAGACAGGAGCCTCAAGGTCAGGCAACCAAGAGTAGTCATCCGGATGCTTGCAGTACGCATAGTAATGCGACCGCAGCTCTATCTCGGTTATCTCATGGCCCTCGCTGAGCAATTGCACAGCATAACGACCAGCAAAGGAATAGAAGTCGAGGAGACTATTCGGCATAAGCATCTCCTTCATTAGCAGCAAGACCATGATCCCCATAGATCATAGCCACCTCGCTAGGCAGCATGGACTCAGGGAACATCAACTGCTCATCAGCCATGAGCATCATATGCAGTTGATTCTGATGGTGCTCCCAATTAGCACGCATCAACTCACGACGAGGAACGAAGAGGCTTTCAACGCACATGAACAGTCACCTCGATAACAAGGACAGACCCATCATGGAGCTTGAACTCATGGGTGCCAATGGATTGATGGGCCTTGACCCAGAACTCAGCAGCAGCACGGCTATCTACCGAGTAGAGGGACAGCTCACGGAATGCCTCACTCACTGGCATGGTTGACCCATACTTCCAGCGATAGGAAGCCTTGCGCTTTTCTTCGGACATAGAAACTCCTGCCTGTAGGCGTGGAACTAAAGAGAATCCTATAGGTCTAAGAGACTATAGGTAGGGGAAAGAATGATTGATAAAGACCTATAGGACTAATAGAATCCTATAGGCCTGAGTCAATCAGACTCAGTAATTGGCAATCTCCTGCCATACATCGTGTCCAATCTTACGGACGGCTACCTTGCCTGCCATACCGTACACTTTACCATCGTGCTTGCTGGTATGGATCTTGGACACTCTGGACAGGTAATGCACCCGCTGGGAGCTGGGCGCATAGATCACTTGGTCGTCACGCCTCAGCGTACCAACACGGTGCTTAGAACGCTCCGACCAATCCTTGAACGCAGCCCCGCGGTTACTAGAGGGACGGATCATGTAGTTAGTAGTCAGACGGCTCATGTCCTACCCCCTTATGCAGCCAAGGCTACGAGATCGCCCTGCTCGTCCAGCTTGCTCATGCGCTGGGCAACCCTAGCTTGCAGCTTGTCGTCACCCTTGAGGGCGAGGATCTCAGCCACAATGCGAGGGCCAAACACTTCTTGCAGCATGGACTCGGTTACGTCACCCATCAAGAAACCTTCGGCATACTTGCGCTTCATGGATTCCAGCGGATCAGCCCAAGGCTTTGCCACCTGCATCGAGCGAGCAACCTTGTACCACGGGGTATCCTTGCAGCCAGCCAGCCAAGCGGTATCATAGCTGGTTTTCTTGACCGTCTTGACGTTGCACTTGTTGCTGTCGTCATTCAGGATAACACGCAGTGAGCACACATCCTCCAACCACTTGACAATGGCATGGAAGCGAGCCGATTCGGGATTCCGGGCATGCATGAAGCGAACAGCCCATGCAATACCAGTCGTGTTAAAGTCGGACTTAACAAAGTCAATCAGACCGACGATAAGCGCCTTTTGGATAGCGTAATCAGACCGCTCCCCCGCAATGAATGCTTTGGAGAATTTCTTGGCAAAGACTGTTTCAGGCATAATAGACATACGAAAAGACCACAGGCTTATTAGGCGAATGGCACCTCAATGGAAGAATTAGCTGTTTCGCCCTTTTGGGCTCATCAGTACCAACACACATTGGTAAACAGCTTAGGGACTATATTGCCGCCCCGTACCGGCTCGCGGAAACCAACCATCGTCTCGCTGTGTTAGTGGGTTCAATCACTAATGATGGACGGCGATCAATACGCCTGACTTTAATCCCAAGAATCTTACAGTTCTATGTTGCTTTATGTAGCCTTAGTGCCTATTGTGAGAGACGCATAGCATGACCATCCTACCTACTTACACCCTAGGAGGTATGGCGCTTATGTAGACGAACTGGCTAAATGTTCCAACATCAACAGCTTGCACCTGTCTAGCTGGTAGCCTAGCGCGCCTGTTTTCCATATCACAGACATTGCTACAGCAAAGGAAATAAAGGGTTTCCTGACCATTATTTGTAACGTGGGGCTGGACTCCGAATTGCACGACCTAACTTTCGTATAGATAACGGTTCTATAGCGTTGGACAATATAGCAGGCATACCCGTAGATATACACTGCTCGCC